CATTTCTGCGGCATTACCGAGCGCTCCAGATGGGGGTCTGAAGCGCCGGCAAGAAAGGAAGAAAAAATGAACAAGGGCTGCATGGAATCACCACAAACCATGCGCCCGGTGGCCGGACGAACAACCGAAAGAAAGGAAGAAACGGCTGAAGCGCCCGGTAACACCGCAGAAACGGCGGGGGAAAACTGAATCAAGCTGCTTTGGGCTTGAGATCGGCAGAGATACAGGTGAGAAGATCGGCACCATATCTGGCGTTGTACTTTTGGATGACACCGGCAATGGTGGCGGGTTCTACACTAAGGTAGTAGCTGATATTGCCGCGGAACTTTTGGAGATCCTCTTCGTCCCATTTTTTGCCGTTGCGGCGGTCTTTGAAATAGGTTTCGATGGTAGCTTTAAGGATTTTGTGGTTTCGATAACCAACGGTAATATCGCCATCCTTATTGAGCATCAGACCAAGCATCCAGTTACGACCGGCACGGGTGCCGAAGTGGGTCTTTTCGGTATTCAAGGTAAAGGGAGCATCGAGTTCATGAAGCATGGCGATCAGTTCCCGCTCGACCTTGCGGTAGTTGAAGAAGACCCGGCAGGAGATATGAATATCATCGGCATAGCGGGTGTAACAGATGCGGTCTGTGATGGGCGTGCCATCTGGGTTGACTTTGCCGCTTTGGAACTGGTTGAGCAGGCGGGCAAACTTATGGTCGAAGGGAATCATCATGACATTGGTGATGAAAGGGGAGAACGGGGTGCCCTGTGGCAGGCCGTTATTGAGAAACGCCAGGCTTAAAGCGCGGCGAAGCTCCCTGCGGCCGGTGGGGTCTGCCAGGATCAGGTTGAAGGGATAGATCTCTTCCATCTGTTTGAAGACAAAGTGCGGTGTGGTGGATGGGAAAAAGCCGTGGAAATCATAATGGCAGAAGTACCAGCTGCGGAACCGCTGATGCTTGATAACGGCATCCTTGGTGGAGCGGCCATTGACATAGGCAAAAGCGCAGGTGTGGTGGTCGGCAAACATCCAGCCGGACATCATATCCTTGAGCTGAGCCAATGCCTTTTTGAGTTCCGGGTGCGGGGCATCAATGGGACGCATCTTGCCGCCGGTCTTTTTCGGGATCTCGAAATGATCGTAGAGTTCCCATTTGTTGGGGTAATCGATCAGATCCTTATAGCAGGTATTGAACATCTTGAGCTGGCTGATCATGGCGTCCAGGCAAGTGATTTTCATAATGCGCTCAGGAACTTTGTCGCATACAACGGTGCGGGTGGAGCCGTGACCGCCGGAACGTAAGGAATCCAGCGGAATATCGACACCGAGCATAAGTTCCTCGAACGTGATTTGACGAACGGTTTCGGGGGTATTGTAAGTTATGTATACCATAGTGGTGTACCTCGATTGTGTTTGTGATCTTGAAGGAATGATGCTGATCTTGCGAAGCTGATCAGCTTCCTGGATTAGCTCCATACAGTGGTGGAATTGGCTTAAAACTCCAATCAGACAACTGACTGATGTCCAATCTGCGGCTGCCAAGTCTATTACATGACCAATCGACATCGATTGCCCGCTAAGTTAGCTTAAAATGCCCTTGATGTGAGCGGCGGAACTCGGCGATTCTTGTGGCACCCCCAGATGCGCCTGGCGCGTGCCTGCCCGGTCTGGGTAACAAATTCGTACTCTCGGATATGACCTGAGAGTCGTTGCGATTTACAAAATGCAACGGTAAACATCACAAACAAATTTAAATTACAAAGTGTATTATACGGACGATATATTACATAGTGATATTACATGGCCGTGATAGCTCCTTCCGTGTCGAGATTGAAAGGCGCAACCAGGATCAAATCCTTGATCTTGCCATCCGTGACAAACTTTTGGAAGTTGATAACGGTCATGGTGGCAGCCATGCGAACCGTGGGCGCTACACCAAGGACCTCGCCACAGGCGGAACGGGGCACCTCAGCGGTCGCTTCCTCGTGGGTGAAGTTCATACTGTCGAGCAGTGCTTTCTTGGCCTGCGGGTCACGCCAGTCGGCTGCATAAAGCTGGGCATCAAACAATGCCGTGCGGACATCAAACATCGCCTTGATATTGGCGTTGTACTGATTGCGCTTGACAATGTCGCGCCGGATCGCAATATCATCCACGGCCAGGAACACATAGCCTGCCAGCGGCTCACCATGCCAGCCATCGGGTTTGACCTTGACGGTTTCATTACAGGTCAGATTGATATTACCAAGAATATCTCGCAAGGCATCGACCTTTTTCATGCCGACATGGTCATCGAAGAACATCTGGTTGACGAGGTTTTTCTCCTCGACCTTGTCCATATCCCAAAGGGTGAACTTGGTGAGACCGTAGCGGGCCAGCAGCTCGGCGATGGTAGAACCGACAGAACCGCAGCCAATAATGTGAATGGGAGCGGTGATCTTGGCGGGGTCGAAAACCTCGCGGCTCTTATTTAAATTCATCGGGGACCTCCTGACCGTAGGTGTACCAATCGTACTGCTTATAGTGGTTGTACTGGTTGAAATAGATGGGCGGCTGAACGACCGGCAGCGATTCGACCTTGACCATGGTTTTGACTTCATCCAGGAAGGACGGGTCAAAAGTATCGTAGGTAAGAAGAACTTCGTCCTGTTCACGAATCGTGCCATGATCGTAGATGTGGGCTGTGTAGTAGAGATCCTTGTTCCAGATCATGAAGATATAGAACTGGTTATCCGGGATGTGGCGTTCCTCCTGGCTTTGGATATCCGTACCGGAGGGGTGCGTGTCCATATAGACGTGGCTGTGACCGTGGTAGTGCAGGTCATCAAAGTTGGGATGCTCAAAGTACCAGCGGCCATATTCCTCCTGATCGACCACCACCGTAGCAGCGGTGACCGTTTGCGGATAGACCGTGATATCATAGACCTCCCAGCCATCCTGGATGGGGCGGGTAAGACCATGCCAGCCGATTTCGGTGTTATACTCGTTCAGCAGAGCGAGCTGTTTGTTCCAGGCATTGGCCGTGAAGTGGATATGAATGGGTTTCTTTGCGGGTGCCTTGACGGCGGGGGCCTTTTCATTCGGGCTCGTTTTGGACATGGCTTACGCCTCCTTTCCGTTCATTTCATCACAGACGATCTGCATGGCTTCCTTGAATGTGATATCGGTGCCATCTTGCGTGCGGATGACCTTGCCACTGCCGAGAACCAGCTGCTGCGTAACACGACCCATGGCCCAAGTCTCAGACAGGGACACATTGGATGCGCTTTGCTGCGTGATAGCCAGGGCAGCGATATAATCATGGTTGCGCTCGGCATCTGCAAGATCGCCTGCATAGCCGCCCAGGCAGGTGGCAAAAGCGATATGCGGGTTATTGATATAGTCCGCAGCAATAGGCTCCATGGGATCATCGGCTTCCACAGCGTGGACAGCGGCATCTCTGTTGATGATGTAAGTGGCGGCCATCTTGATCGTGAACCGATGATCAACAAAGACAGCGCGGTAGAACGCGGTCATCTGATCGTTATCATACGGGTTATCGATTTCATGGGAGCCGCGGCCGATGCTGGAATAACCATCGAGAACGTCAGGGTAGTTCAGCACATAAGAATCGACCATGTCCTCATCATAACAGGAGAGGGTGGTGAGCACCGTGTACTGGATATAACCACTGCCGATGCCGATATGATCGATACGGAATCCGCCGCTGCGCAGGTAATCATAGATTTCCTGGCGAAGCTGATTCGTGTCGGTTTTGCGAAGGTAGGCAATCTTTGCGTTGTACTCTGCAATGAGACGAAGATGATCGGAGATGCGGCGCTGGTAGCTCTTGATCTCTTGTTCGGCTTCCTCGATATTGCGGGAGGCGGAGCGGATCTGATCAGCCTGTGCGTTGACGGTGATCTCCTGGGCGGCAGAACGATACTCGATCATATCGTAAGCGTACTTAGCGATAAAGGAAGCCGTGGCGTCCCAGAAATCTTTGCGCGATGCTGCGTTATCTTTTTGACTGATCTTGTAGACCAGCTGAAGCAGCGCGTATTCATCGGGCTGAAGCTTCTGTTCACCCTCGAACAGCCAGGGCAGGAGCATGGGGATGGCACTAATCACACGAAGCCAGATCGCATGGCGTGGACGTACCGCCTGGTCAACATTCACGACGGCCCTGCGCTTATCGGGCAGGATAAAGACCTTGCTGTGCTCCGGGGCGATATAGTTTTCAAGCCGGGTCACACTGGTAAGGTTACTGGTAACAGGGAACGGAACCGTCCTGAGATAAAGGAACTCCGCATCCGTATCACCGTTATGGCCGTTTTCAAGATGAAGCGTTTCCGTTCTGGGGGCAACCACACACATCCAGACGGCCTGGAGGACGAGCAGATCATCACCGCTGACGGCGTAATACTGGTCACTGGTGAACCGCCCCTGCATGGAGCTTTCAAACGCTTTCGAGAGGATTCTTTCGTTGATTTCCAAAACGGAAACACTCCTTTCTTTAAGCAGCGGACTTAGCCGCGGCAGGCGTTATCCTGCTTGGGGATGTTGAGCATGTAGAAGCTGGTGGCGGTGTTGATCTTCTCGAAATTATCGGCGAACCAGCGGATGGGCTTGTCCAGGTTTTCCTCGCCCAGAGCGATGCCGTTGAAATTCGTCTGGCCGACATGGTAGTCAACGCCGAACTGATCCAGCAGCTGACGGGGCGTGGTGGTGTCCACAGAGATGGGGGCGGACTCGTGACGATCGAAAGAAGTGCCGACTTTAACCTTGATGATGCTTTCCATAAAACTTGTCTCCTTTGAAATATACATTTATTTTGTGATTTTATACAGTGTTTGTATGCGGGCTTTGGATGTAAAAGAGGGGGATCAGCCCTCTGCGGTGGTGTCCTCGGCGTTGGCTTCACCGGTCAGTTCCCGGATGAAGGCGGCCTTGCGATCCTTTTCATTCTGGACAGCGGTGGTGGCGGTGGCCTCGATCTCGTCCAGCTTGGCCTTGGCAGCGCCGACCTTATCAAAGATCTCGTTCAGCTGCTCATCTGCGGGCTTATTGGTGTCCAGCGTGTAGGTCAGGACGGCCTTGCCATCGCGGGTCTTGTTGGCGAAAACGATGCCGTACTGGCTGATGCTGCCCATGGTGCCGCCGGTTTTGACAACGAACTGGACGTCGCCGTCCTTATCCTTGATGGCCAGGGCGTCGGGATTCTGCTTCTCCAGCAGTTTGATGTCGTCCAGCGACAGGGTGGAGATGAGGTCGAAAGTGGTTGCGTTCAGGGTGATCTTAGACATAGTAGTTACTCCTTTGAATTTGTTTTGTACGTTAGTACGTTATTGTGTGGATGGCGGATATATCATCAAGACCTTGCGGCCTCGATTTCGTGGTAGGCTTCACGGATGGAATCCGCAGAGCAAAAGAACTGGCGGTCAAGATAGACTTCATAATGACCGCGGCGGTAATGGATGGTGAACATAGGCATCACTCCTTTCTGTTGCATTTATGTACCGTTAAATGTAGGGCGAAAATTTGGACCTGCTGCGCAATGCAGGTGAGAACACCGACTGCGAGCAGGATCAGACTTGGCTATTCATGCGCCGTTAAATCTTGCCTAAAGGATACCACCGCACCATCGTTTTGTCAAGTGGGGTGGCAAAAGATTGCTTCTTGGTGCGCAAAATATGTGCGGTCTTGCGAAACGGCAGGGTTGGACACGAGGCAAAACTACGAAATCCAAAATCGCCTAAGTAGGGGGTAAAGTTGCAGAAAGTGTTAAAGTATATTAGCAGTAATGACATTCGTAAAGTTACTCCGTAATCCAGTCCTCTCCGAAATCCAGGTCCTTCGAGAACAAGTTCTCTGCGAACCAGTCTTTCTACGAGTCCAGTATTACTACATAACTTTACTCATGTCTTTGCGGCATTGTTCGGGTTTCGTCCTTGTTCGTGTTTGTTCAGGGTTTCGATTTTGTTCTGGTCTCGCAGGGGTCCAGGCTCTAAGAGGTGTCATCGTACATAGTGTTCGTCCTTTTCTTGTCATGGTTTACAGGGTGTCATGGGCTTGGTTGTGCCCTTGTTTACGGAAATCGGTCTGAGAGGGCTTGTGCGGGGCTTGCTTGGTTCGGGAATATAAGCTGTCGGATTTGGTAAAGAACAGCTTGTAAGGCTTGCTAGGTGTCTTGTAGCGTGTCCTTACCAAAATCATGCTCGTGCTATAAGTGGTTCCGGGCTTCTCAGATCGTCTGTGGGGCGGCTGTGCGGCCTTGTACGGGGGTCACTTGGCTTGGCAGGGTAACTTACTTATGTAAAGGTACAGGCTCGCAGAGAGGCTTATTGGCGGGCGTTACATGGTCGGTGCGGAAACGGCATTGGTCTTTTACTATGTAATTTGTAATTGTCGTTTTGCATGTATATACACATTTTATGTATATCAGCTGGCAAGGTGGTAGCTGCCGTGCGGGTCGATAAATTCGCTAACATAGAACATCTGCCCGGCATGGAAGAAGAAATCGCCCCCGCCCTTAGTGCGGCACAGGTGATGGATCTTGTGCTCAGTCAGGCGGCCATTGCGCCAAACGGTCAGCAGGATTCGTTCGTGGTCGCGGCTATGCTGGATGCGGTAGGTGGTGGAGCCGAGTTTAAGCATCTGCGATGGCCTCCTTTCAGGCAAGCAAATCATCATTTAGAAATCAATTCAAAGGGCAAATTTTCAGCGGCCTGGACGCCGTAGGTGAAGCGCAGACCGTTGTGCAGGTTCTGAAATACGAAACGGGACGGAATTAAATCTCCACGCCAAATATCGCTGTTATCCTGATAGCCGACGATCTTATAGTGGGTTCGTTTACCTTGGATGCGGACGATCATGCCGGGTTCAAGTTTCATCGTTGACATCATCTCCTTCATCCTCGTCATCTTTGTCATCCTCGCCGTCATTGTAGCGCTCAAGGGCTTTCCAGTTTTTGAAGCCGAGCAGCTGGGCAATATAGTCATCCTCAAACCAGAACAGGTCGTTGATTGCGGTGTCGGTCGGGTTTTCGCCCAGGACTTCCGGTAGCAGGCCATCCAGCCGGTCAAGCTGGTCGGTGGTCAAGTGGTCGATGCGTCCTTTAGCGCCGGACCAGAATTCAAACTGGCGCAGGGGCTTCTCTACGGTATAGGTCATGGTGTTCGTTCTCCCCTCTGTGATGTTTTGTCCAATAGGGAACGGCTTTGGTGGCCGCAGGCATACTCGATCATAACATCGGGGTTACTGCTGTGGCCGTGTGCCCAATCGACCTGGATAAGACCGCGGGTCTCACCGCAAACGGGGCATTTCATATCGGTCAGGTCATTGTAATACGGTTCGATCTGCACCCAGCCATCCGGGTTGCCGAGAATGACCTGCTCGATGAGGAACTTTTCGACCTCGGATTCCAGGTAGGGACGGGTTTGGTTGAACAATTTCAATTCCGGGTCATGGCTGAAGCTGCGATTGACATACCGGAACTCAGTGCCAGCCTTAATGCCGGGCAGGTCTTTGAGCGTGGTAACTTTGTAGATCATCTTCTGGCGGAGCCTTCTTTCTCTGACGGAGTCTTAGCTGGCGGCGTCATTATTCATGAGACAGATCGTGCCAGTACATGACGGCAACCGTGACAAGTGCGGCAACGACCAGAGGGAACACGACCCAGCCGGGCAGGGTAGCGGCCAGCCACAGAATCATGATGAACAGGGCAAGGACGGCCAGGGTTGCGAGGATGCAGGCCAGGTGGAAAAGCGGTTTGGATTTCATTTCGTGTTCACTCCTTGATTGCTTTATCATAAATTTATTGATTGATAGGGTAAAAGAAAAGCACCCTTAGTCCAGGATGCTGGCGGTTGCGACACTGGTCTCGCGGAGCGTCACTCTCCGATGGTGTACTCGTCGGTCTGACCCCAGGCGGTGAGGTATACGGTGTCGCGTGCAATTTCGACCTGGATCTGGTTCATTGTGGCACGGTAGGTGAGCCAGGCGGTGGCCAGGACGGTGGCGGTGACGAGTGCGAGGGTGAGGATGATGCGGACGATGGGGTTCATTTTCATGGCGATTTCAGGCTCCTTTCTTGGATAGAAAATGGGCATAAAAATAGCGCCCGGCTTTTTAGGCAGGACGCTTTTGAGTAGTATTCGGTTTTCATTCTGATTTGGTTACAGGTTAATAAACGACCAATTCACCTTTACAAATCTTTTTGATTAGTTGGGTAACATTGGCGCAATTCGTCTCTTGCAAAATCGTTTCAAGCTGTTCGCCCTCTTGTTTTGTAAGAACGACATTTAGACGCTTTTTTGTGGACTCATGCAGTTTTTCATCCTGCGGCACGAAATCACTCTCCATTTACAATTGTATGTAAATGTAGTTTATTCTGGTTTAATCACAACCAATTCACCGTTGACAATCTTTTTTACAAATTGCGAAACATTTTTGCAGTCGAAAGCTGGTAGAATTTCAGTTTCAAGTTTTTCGCCCTCTTTTGGTGCGAGAACACATGCCTTTTGCCATTTATATTGCTTATTTTTGCTCCTCATCATCTCAAGAAGCTCTTCTTTGGTCATATTGTCGTAATCAATTCTTTTAGGCACAGTTCGCCCTCCATTCATAGTAGTATGTAATTATGAATGTAGTCTACCATAAACGGAGAGCATTTTCAAGCCGGTTTCATTTTAGTTTCCGCTTGCAACCTGGGGCGCTATTGCATCCCAGCTCCACGGCACTAATTAGGCGGCCTTATGGGTGTTCATCCATTCTACAAGAGCGGTCTCTGCTACTTTGCTGTAACAATAGACAACGACAATGTCCTCGCCGGGATGGATTTCACGTCGGAAATCATATTGGTATTTAACAAGCCAATCCAAAAAGAGATTGGTAAGGGGTTTTGAAGTGAAACGGCAATTGAACTTGGCCATGGTAATACTTCCTTTTATCAATGCTTGAAAACACGAATACGATCCGGGAATCCTTTCGTATTGTCGTATAAATCAGCGGCGAAAACACTCTGATCTGCTTCAAAATCAAGGAAATCGTGCAGAGCTTCATCTTTGTCCCAGTACCCGTGAATACGGACAGGACCACAAGCGCCCGCGTATTCCTCGATAGTATACGACGGAATGGGCTCTGCATCCTCGTCCAAATCGCACTCAATCGTGGCAAGGATTGCAATTTCCATGCAGTCGATCCACTGCGCGTTGGGGTACAGCTGTTCCGCAGTTTCGGTATCGGATTCATCCGGGCTAAACGCAAGAACACGGCGAATGTTATCATGCTGCAAATCCAGCACCTTATTTTCGGCACCACCATTAGAGTATGCCGGAATCATCGTTTTATAGACGTTTCCGTCTACGGTTTCAAAACGGACAGGAAATAGCTGCAATTTAGAATTGTCCACGGTGGTACTTCCTTTCTCTGGCAAGAGCCTTTTATTGTGTAGGCTTGCATAGCATTACTACATAGCAAAGCAAAAGCCCCGCGAATACAATCATCACGGGGCAAGTCTTGCGTGTTCGGTTTTTCGCGCTACCAACTGCGTAGCATTAGCGGATCGTGCCACCGTCCAGGTAGAAGCCCACCTTATCGGTGACGGTTACGCGGCGGCCATTCATTTCGACGGTTGCGCCGTACTGTTCAATTGTAGCAAGGCGATATTCGGCACAATTGCCATGCTGGCGGCTCTTAAACTTCATGCCGCGCTTGCGAATAACGCTTGTCTGTTCACCGCGCCAGATAGCGGCGGCGCTGTTTTGGCGTACCTTGCGGACTTCTTCGGCACGGGCTTTTTCTAGAGCGGATACCTTTACCGGCGGCATAGATACCCAGCGGCCAAGGATCTGACGCACAGTTTCCGCGCTTTTCGACTCTTTACAAGCCGACCAAAACAAGGGATTGTTAACGGAAGGGCGGCGGAATGACATGAAGCCCTTGTACATGGTTTTGTCCGTAACATAAGGGCCTTTTTCGTCAACGCCGTACACTTCGCCCGGCTTGACTTGCGTACCTTGCCAGTACATGAGCTGGACACACTCGCGCGGGGCACGCATTGCCTGGTTGCGCTGGTTCTTTTTTGCCATTCTTAAACACTTCCAATCCACGATATTTTAGATGTGCGGTTTTTCGCCGCTTGCTTTTGCAAATTCCGCTTCCCGCGCTCTTGCGCACGGGCGGCGGTTATATAAGCAACGGCGCGGCTTTACACCAGCGCGGATATGTAAAAGCGTACACTTTGCCCCTTGCTTAAACCCGGCGAACATGGTATAATACCTATGTGTAAAAACACTTTCCGGGCGAGGGGCGGCACACCGGCCGCGCGGTTTTCGCTGGCCGTTGCTTTTGCCCTGTTTCCATTCTTCACATAGCCATTGCGGTTTTTGGCTGGTACACTTTCCGGGCGGAATTGTCGCGGCCCTTTTTGTCCCGCGCTATGTGAAGCGGCTGTTTTAAGTTGTCAATGTACTATACCTTTGCTTGCTAGGGGTTTAAGCCTTTACGGCTGGCCATGTTGCCCTTTATGGGCGGCGCTGAAACTTTCCTTGCGTGTTCCCGGTTGCGCGTGTATCCGTGCGGCGCACGGTATCGGACGCGGTATGTAGTGCAACCATTTGCCGCCCTTTACCGCGGGCGGCGGCGGTATGTAGTTAAGCGGCGGCGGCTTCCTTTACGGGGGCGGCGGTTTTTGCTTCCTTGGCGGCCTTGGCGGCTTCCTTCTTTGCTTTTGCGGCGGCCTTGCGTGCGGCTTTATCGGCCATAAATGCGGCGCTATCCATGACGGCCACATTATTGATACGATTGTAGACGTATGTTTCAAGAGCTTCAGAAGCGGCGGCAGTTGCGGCGGTATCGTTCAAAAGGTTAACACGTCCAACGCGTACGCCGTCCACGTCCCGCGCCGTGCCATTGATAGCGGCGGGCAAAATAGCGGTTGCAATACGAGCGGCGGCGGCGGCGGTTTTTTCGCCTTCCTTGACATTAAAGGCAATTGCAAGGCCGTCCGCTTTATTGGCGGCAAAAAAGAAACAATAGTCTTTTGCGGCGGTGGTCAGGGCGGCGGCGGTTGTCTTGATTGTTTCAGGTTCACCAGTGATAGCGGCGGCGCGATAATCGGCGGCGGCAGTGATGACCTTTGCAAGGGCGGCGCGGTATGCCTTGACGGCTTCACGCGCGGCGGCGGTTGCGCCTTCCTGGTTGTCAAGCGCGGCGGCGATGATTTTTGCATTGATAGGCTTGTGTGCTTCATGGGCGGCGGTCAATGCGCGGCGGTATTCGTTAGCGGTCATAGTGTGTACTTCCTTTCATGTGTTGTGTGTTGTGGTGAATTGTCAAGCGCGGGCTGTTCTGCTTGTTCCCCGTGTTTGATTGTAGCTGTATTGTAGCACGTAGGAAATGCCATTACCATGCACAAAACGCGTAAGTTTGCAAAGCTGCAAAAACGGCGATAATACGAAAGAAAATATATAAAAAGGGCACGGGGGACATGCACTATTGTTGCATGCGTTACGTGTTATAGGTGTGTCATGCCAAAAACAAGTATAAAAAAATTAGCATCAAACAAAAAATATAACGATAAAGCGACGGATACCATAACAATAAGACTACAAAAAAAAGACATAGTCAATAAAGACAGTATCCGTATGTGGGCGGAAAACGCAGGTATTAGCATAAATAAATACGTTGTAACGGCAATATTTGAGAAGCACGCAAGGGATGAAGAAGCGCAAAAAATGTAAAGGCGCATAATCATGCGAAAAAAGCAGAACAAAACAAGCGCAAAAAAATTGGCTACAAATCAGCGTTATATCGACGAAAAAACAGATAAAATACAAGCGAATTTGCCACGCGGATATGCTGATAAACTGAATAAAATTGCAGAATCAGCCGGTACGAGCAAGGCGCAAGTGCTTAAAAATTGCATAGATACGGCATATAATGCGTTATTTGATGAATGAATATATGCAAGGCGTGGGCGGCACACGGGCCACGGTATCCGGGCATATAAGGAACGCGCGAACATTATATAGTAGTGAGAAACAATATATCGAAAAACGATAAATGTGTTGCCGTGGCAACAACTGGTAAAATATGGTAGTATGTTGTAGATACAACAAACTGTGTATATTGTCTATATACAGTTATAAATATAACCATTAGCCGATACCAACTAACATAGTAGGTTATAGCAAAAAACAGGCCCACGGCCCACGCAATACAGCCGCCCACGCTGTACAGCGTACAAGTCCGCGCCGCTATGTTACCGCCCTATACTATGCAAAAGATTTGAAGTTTTTTGCATAGTGCATTTTTTAGCGATAATACGTGTAAAAAGTGCCATACAATGGGGCGGGGGATGGTTAAAAATCCGGATCGGTTTTACTCTTTACTATTAAGGTAAGTAGTCCATTCTAACTCTCGGCTCTCATTTCTGGCTCTCATTTCGCCAAACCATCCAGCATCCCAGTCCGCGTCCCAGATCCAGCATTTTCCTTCGGCCCACCGCTTCGGCAATTCCACGCTCCACCGTCCAAAATCACCGTTTCAAAACGCCTTCAAAACCATAAATTCCGGCCTATTTTTGCATCAAAATGATCAATTTCAGCCCATTTTCAACAAAAAACAGCGCATTTTCGTTCATTTTGCAGTAGCACCGCTCCATGCGGTCCCGAAAACGCCCTGCGAGGCCACTTTTACGCCTTTCAGGGGCATATTTTTTCGCGATTTCTATTGACGTGCCGTTAAATGTAGTGTATAATATAGTTACGGAAACGAAAAAGCGCCGCAAAATACCGCTAATGCACACAGACTAAGGAGTTCCACACTATGAAACGCTCTAATAAGCTCGTCGCCGCCACTAATGCAGCCAATGAATCCAAAATTCAGGCTTTGACAGCCATGTTGCTCCGCGCCAAGACCCAGGATGAGCGTTCTGTGTTGATTGAGGCTTTGGCAGAAGCCAATAATATGAACATCGTAGTGGGTGGCGCCCATAAGACCCCGGTCAGGAGCCATGACCGCTGTTTGACTTTGTCGCCATATAAGTCCAACGGTGCCCGCAAAGCTACCGCAGCCGAGCCCATCCGCAATCAGGATGATTTCCGCGCAATTGGCAACTACCTGCTGACCCACGGCAACGAACGAAACCGGCAGCGCAACTATACCTTATATATATGTGGTATTACGCTTGGCCTACGAGTAGGGGACTTGCTGAATCTGACCATTGGCGATGTGTATGATCTGGCAGAGGCATCTGTTCGCGGCCATCTTCAGATCATCAACCAGAAAACGCACAAGCGCACAACTGATCTGATAACTCCAATGGCCGCCAATGCAATTACTGATTTGGTCAATGAGATCCGCACAGCACAGAGCGGCGTGCTGGATGCCAGTTGGCCGTTGTTCCAGAGCCAAAAGTGGTGCCGCGCCGGTGGTATGACTAAGAAGCTTTCCAAAAGCCAAGTTTATCGGTTTTTGACAGAGGCTGCTAAGGCATGTGAAGTTCAAGGCCATATCAGTACGCATAGTATGCGCAAGACCTATGGTTATGCTGCTAATAGTACACTAAGCCAGAGCGGAGTACCGGCAGCACAGATCATGGAGACCCTGCAGGCCAAATTCCGCCATAGTGACCAGACTACAACAATGCGTTATATCGGTTTGCAACAGGAACAGATTGACGCAACCGCACTTAGTGTTGATGCCGCATTGGGCGGCTTATAAATTCAGGCTACAATTAACGGCACATAAATATTATAAATGTATGATAAGAGGTTTTAACAATGAGCAATACACAAACAACCGTCAGTACACTTTCGCCAGCTGCCAAGGACTTTATCAACCGCAATCGGCCGGGATTCCGCGCTGATATGCGCCACTTAATGATCACATTCATTGATGACATTGTAGACTTTGCGGACGCGCACCATGTGGACCGCGAAACTACGATGCTGGAGGTAGGGCAGCAGCTGCGGATGATACCGAGCTATGCGGATCTGACGAGATATCGGCCAACTCCGTTAGATGACGATGCTCCGCAGGATTGATGCTGCGCACCAGAGAGGTTCTACCAGAAATGATTACATATAATGGTGCACCCGTTATGGGCAGACATGTCGGCCTGCATGCCGTTACATTGGAAGATAGCAACCCGTATGAAGTGATTTACCATGTACGGCGCTGGATGAACATGATTGACGATAAGCGCGAAATTGATATTCAGAACATCACGCAGATTGCGGATGACCGCCGTGTCTACACAACGATTTGGTATACCGAGGTGGCGCGATGAGATCGATTGATGCAAGCGCTGAGAACCGTTCACTGGAGCGTGCTGCGGTGACAACAGCCCATATGTCGCGGGTTTCGTAGATGGTGATTGCTGCTGTGGCGACTGGAAAGCGAGGCTAAAGAAGTGACAACTATACTGACCAATATCCTGATATTTATTGTCGCAACCATAGTGTTTGTGCGGACATCAGGCCAGACACATGAGATTTATAAGCTACCCGGACTTTTAATGCCATCAATACTGTCTGCGGCGTGTCTCGTTTTAGCTAGCATTAGCTCCATTGCTTATACGTATACCGAGTATCGCGTGGCTGCGGAACTCTTTAAGAACGAGGGTAAAGAAGACTCCAATATGTTTGCTTTTGCGCTTATCGTATGCGCCGTTATTTGTGGCTTAACTATTTGCGTCTTCATATTTTGTTACGACAACTTCCCGCTCGTAGAACTGCTTGCCTATCACAAACAGGTAGACAGTGCTTTTGACAACATCCCGCGTATTCCATACAGTACATTTAAAAAAATGTATAAGCTGCACCCTGAGAATTTCAAATTTATCGATTCGCAGATTTACTTTCCTTCTTATGGGTTTGAATATCGCGGTAAGAGGTTTTCTCTAAACTTTCTGGACTTTATGCGGGCGCTAAGCCTGGTCGATGAGCATATAACAGAAAAGGACTTAGCGCACGAAAGGGCCAAGCGGGTCAAAAAATATGAAGAGCAGGCAAAGCTTTACGCCATGATGCGCGATGACCTAGCCCGCGACCTTGCCGCCATAGAAAAGCAGAAGGTAGATGCCTATGACAAAATCAAAACATCTACAGATAACATCAACGAGATAGCCAGAAGGCTGACAAAGGAGGCGCACTGATGGCACGAATTGTATTAGACGAACGACCTATTGGCTGCTGGGATTGCCCGTTCTATGCCTTATTCGATTGCAGGTATTACAGAGACGACCAGATCTTTCCGGGATATTGCGAGTATATTACCACACCGGATGAACTTAAAGAAGAAAGAAAACACTATATAGAGGAGGTGCTCGACTAATGGATGCACTACAATTCTTAAAAACGGCCAAGCGCATGTGCAACAAGCGCGGTCAATGCACCTGCTGCCCAATACACGATTTTTGCAACAATAACTTTAGCGAATGCTCAGATGCTTTGTTCCTTGACACAATAAAGGCTGTTGAACAATACAATAAGGACCATCCGGCCAAAGAGACCCGCAAAGACCGTCTGCTGCGCTCCCTTCCAACTTCGCCCATTAACGCCAATGGCGACCCGGATCTTTGCCCAGAAGATTATGGTGAAAATAATTATTACGATAACGGATTGTTCCCTTGTGAGATTTTCAAAAGCGATTGCGCTACCTGCAAGCATGAATACTGGTCAGAAGAACCACATGGGCCAGCATATTGGGACAAGTATTGGGAGGAAGACTATGGACGCTAAAGAATTTTTGAAGTGTTTTATACGATATTGTAATAATACATCGTGTGATGACTGTGTGATGATTGCAGACGGGTGTTATCCCGGTGCAATTACGGATATTGATCGGCTGATTGATAAAGTCGAACAGTGGGGCAAAAACAACCCGCTTCCGCGCAAGGTTATTCGTCAGGACAGAATGCTTGAACAGTTTCCATACGCCCCGCTTGATAAAAACGGCGTCATTGATCAATGCCCAGATTATCCGACCTATGGATTTTCGAGCGCACGATGCAAGAAATACAGCAATGATTGCTACGCTTGCCGTAAGGCATATTGGCTAGAGGAGATTGATGAGTAATGGACGCTGTTGAATTTCTGAAACTGCGCCGCCGCTATTTCAATGAAAGCGGTTGGAATCCTAACATGCCCGACGGCTCCAGCCCTTACGCTGATGATGAAACTATCGAACGGTACGTTGCAAGAGTTGAACAATGGGGCAGAGAGCATCCAAAAGAAACACGGCAGAGCAAATTTTTGAAATTGTTCCCGGATGCGCCTATCGTTGATGGAACAATTCTGGTCTGTCCGAAGATTATCGACAATGGCTGGAAACAACCTTGCGACAGAATGGATTGCCATAAATGCCGCGAAAAATATTGGAAGGAGATTTACTGATGGATGCAGTTGAATTTGTTAAGACGGTAAACAGGTTATGCAAAAATCTACGCTGCAAGGAATGTCCTGTTTATAAAGAGGGAATATGCACGGTTGGGTTCGACGACTATTCAGTTAAAAGCATTAAGGAAACAGTTTCAAAAGTCGAGCAATGGGCAAAAGACTATCCAGTCAAAACCAGGCAGGACGAGTTCTTGAAACTGTTTCCCAATGCCAGAATAGATAATTGTGGAATTTTGGACATTCGCCCTTGTTGTATTGAAGTTAGCCTTTGCGGTAAATGTGACCTGAGAAACTGCGATGGTTGCCGCCGCGAATACTGGCTTGAGGAGGTGACCGACAATGACTAACATCACATCCCTGCGCCCTGGAGAACACTTCATGTTCAAAGGCTTCGAGTGGGTATGCCTTGACCCGAATCACCCTGACGGCGGCATGCTGGCAATTATGGCAACGCCGTGGGCAAAAGATGTAAAATTCTGCCCAAGTGATAAATTCGTCGAGGAGAAAGGCAACTGGAATAACTACCGCACGAGCTTGATTCGTGATATTCTGAATGATTCCCTTGCTAAAAAGATCAGAGCTAACAAGCTCGGAGACAACCTGCTTTTGCATACCGTTGACCTTGTTGCAGATAATGGCGACCGCGCCTATGGTGCTGTGGCAGACCTCGTTTTCATCCTCACTTGCGACGAGTACCGCAAGTACCGTGACTACATCCCGCACTACGATAGCTGTACATGGACTGCCACACCTTGGGGTTGCGGGTATGCGTATTACAACGCAGGCGCTGTTCGCCTTGTGAACACGGAAGGCAGGTTTTGTGAAAGCGGTGCGTACAACAGATATGCGGTCGTCCCAGCTTGTATTCTCAATCCGAAATCGCTCAATCTGCGCCAGAACATGGCATATGTAGAAGAGGTAGCAGAATGAGCACCATTTTAAGACATAAATATGTCACGACCAGAAAACCGCATATCTGTTTTGGCTGTGGCCGTGAATTTGAACCGCCCGTAAAAATGATTTCTGCCGCAAGCGCGGATGGCGGCACAGTGGAATCATACTACCTGTGTGAGACTTGCGACACGATTGTTTCCCGTATGAGATGGGATGATGAATACGGCTTTGGAGAATTGCGCGAAGAAGCGTTAAAAATTGAAACAACGGCAGCTGCAAAAGGATGGGCTCCATATAATGACTAACAGAGGATATAACATGAACGACAACCCAGTCAAAGAAATCACACGCCCTTGCATCATGGTCTACAAAGGCTACGGTGTCACACAGATCTGTATGGAATGCGACGAAGAGACCGGCAGAGCTATCCTTTACGGCAAGCTGGATGGTATTACGGACCTTATTACGTTCCAGGCAGATTCAATGCGCGAGATTGAACAATCATTCCATAATGCTGTTGATGACTACCTGGACTTCTGCAAGGAAGTGGGGAAGGAGCCGGAGCGGCCACAGCCGTAACGTTTACTAAGAGAAGAGGCTTTTCACTTAGCACGGTTGGATATGTTGCGGCGTTGTTTTTGATAGCAGAGCACGAACTTATAAAAAATGGTGGAGAATAACAATATGTACTATGGGTTAGAGATCACTTGGCGAATGATAAACAAGACCATAAACAGGCCGAGTAAGGCTGTGCCTCATTGGATTTTCATTAAAGGCTATGACGCAGCGTCGGACAAAGCGTATGCCGAGCTGAACGGATATAAATGGGAACCAAGTCCAGACAGATGGGTTTGCTCAAAATGCGGGGCGGCAACTAATGATATTTCTGCTAAGTGCTGCCCGCATTGTAATGTAGAGATGATTGGTAAGCCTGAAGTTATGTCGGAAACCATTGCAAGATTAAAAAAAGAAGTTCTTGAAGAAATGGAGGCAAAAAATGAGCTTTAATGATGCCCTTGGTACTCGTATGAAAGAGTATTACGAGGCCGTTCCCAAAACTAAACTTATGCGACGTATGCCGGTAGCATTGAGAATCGACGGCAAGGCATTCCACACATTTACTCGTGGCTTTCAAAAACCTTTTGATATGATCCTGATGAAATCTATGTGGGACACCATGCGGTATCTTTGCCGGAATATCCAAGGCTGCGTGTTTGGCTATACACAGTCCGATGAAATCACGCTGATCCTGATTGACTACTAAACGCTTGCCACGGATGCTTGGTTCGATTACGAAGTCCAGAAGCTATGTAGCGTGTCCGCCAGCATGGCTACCATGGCATTTAATAATTTCTTTTCTGTTTGTGTTGACGATTATGGCAAAGCCAATATTGAAGACTGGTATCTTGGCGGCACAAATCGTGAGCTATCTGACAATGAACGCTCCGCTTTGAAGTACATAGAATCTTATACCAAATCATTGGCAGACGGCGCTATGTTTGATGCTCGTTGCTTCAATATCCCAAAAGAAGAAGTCTGCAATCTGATTTACTGGCGTCAGCTTGATGCGACACGCAATTCCATCCAGATGGTGGGACAAGCATATTTCTCACACAAACAGCTGGAGGGGAAGAAATGCAGTGATATTCAGGACATGCTTATGGAGCAATACAAAATCAATTGGGATAAATATACTACGCCATGTAAGCGCGGCACGGCCTGTATTTATAAGGATGGCAAATGGGTCATCGACGCTGATATGCCTGTTCTGAAAGGTGAAGACCGCAAGTATGTTGACCAATACATTTTCGTAGGTGAGTAACGATGACGGAACGTGTACGATTGCGGTTAAAATCGCTGAGCAAAGACCAACTTGTCAAACTGGTGGAGGATTATAAATACGCATTAGATATCATTGGAGAGATTTGCGTTGATGAGTCTAAGGGCGCAGACGCGCATAGTCTCTTTACTGATATTCGTTTGCTCCTTAGAGAGTTTGATAGTTATGATTTGAACAGCGACAACCTTGTTGCAGAGATTGATTTAAGCATGGGAAAAATAACACCAGAGAAATTCAGAAGTGTTGTCTTAGGAGATGATAACGATGAGTGAACATTTACTATCCTATAACGAGCGCCAGAACTGCAAGCTGGCTATGGCATGGTATGAGCGTATAGACGAAACCGTTCACAGCACGCGGCCTGTTGGCGAAACCAACTATGACGAAGAATGCCTGAACTCTGTAAATTTCTATTGGCAGATGGCAGATGTGATGCTGCAGGAGCTGATGTTCGCGGCTGAGGATGCCAAGAAACTTGACCCGCATTTGCAGATGTACAGTGTACGTAAGGTACATGACGAATGTGTAGAGGACCTAAAGGCGCTCCGGGCAGAGATTGATGATTGGCTGGATGAAAATACTGAGTCTGTGCCGCAGCAAACCATCAAAGAATTACTTGCCAAATATACACCAGAAGAATTACAACAAATTTTGAGAGAGGAGTTAGCCACTGTTGGAGTCGATCCAGATGATGCAAATGCAGTACAAGAAATACTGCAACCAATTAACTGGAACGCCGCATCGGTAACATCATAAAAATCATGGAATATATTGAACGCAAAGATTACAACAAGGTTATCACCATAAAGCTGGTCATTCCTGGCGGCTGTAATTGTAAATGTCCTTTTTGCTATATGAAGGACTATGATGCGGTTATGGCGAATGATTTTCAGGAATTCCATAAACATTATCTTAAATCTCTTATTGACCTCATAGAAAAAATTGGTGACAAAAACCCTATCTCGCTTGATATTACGGGGAATGAACCAACGCTGAATTTGACGCAGTTTATCACGATTCTTAGAGAGTTGGATGAGGCAGATATAAAAAGCAAAGTGCAGCGAGTTACACTGACGACGAATGGGTTTAATCTGATGAAAGTGGCCCCTTACCTTAAAGGCGTTGTGGATTATGTGAATATTTCTGTACATGATTATGATTTTGACAGGCGTCAGAGAATCATGGGGGCGAATACTTTTACGCGAGAGCAGTATTACAGTATGACGCACACGCTCAAGCAGTTGGGTATTACCACTTCTGCTTCGGCCGTGATCTATAAACCGGTTCCTGATTTTAAAAAGTGGTTTGACGAGTTTGTAAGCTGGTGTGAAGATGCTGGTTTTATTGCACTGAGACTGCGCTGCGATGTGTTTTGGCCGCAAAAAGAATTGTTTGATGACTACATGCAGCTGGCCATGGACGATAAGGAGTATACCGTTCTTACACATGAGCGTACCTTGGACTCACATTGGTGCCGGTTGCGGAAGAACGATAAATTCAGAGTCTTCTTTTTGCATGGTGTGCGTGATACATCTATTCTGACAAAGGGGATTGAATATGTAATAGATGAAGATGGCATTGCTTACTGCGATTTTTATAAGCGGACAAAAGTCAGTGACTACAAATATGAGATTGGTAAAATCTATGATGCCATTTAACCACGTGGAGGTGGATATGACCTATGCAAGATAACATATACATTGAACAGTTTGAACCACATGCAGCGGAGATTGCACATAAAACGCATAACAAAATGAAAGCTAAAGAACTGGATTATATATTCGAGGGTCTTATAGCATCTTTGTGCGAGAATAGGAATCCGGTTGTAAAGCCAGTTACGGTTCATACAAATGCACGTTATGTGTGGTGCGATGACCACTGGGAGAAAGTAGGGGAGATAGATGGGTTATTCAACTTTTCCGGGTGTTCAAACAATCAATAAGTGCAAAAATCCTTAAAGGAGGAGAACTACTTTGAAGGTATATAAAGGCTACAAGTTCAAACTTGAGCCTACAGAGGAGCAGAAAATCAAAATCAACAAAACGCTCGGCTGCTGCCGCTTTGTGTATAACTCCATGTTGGATAGGCGCATAAAAGTCTATACACGGCGCGGTGAGAGTATAAGCTATATTGATACGCAGAATCTACTTCCTAAGATGAAGCAGTATCTACCTTGGCTTGCCGAAGTGGACAGTCAAGCGCTCAAATATAGCTGTCGTCAATTAGACGACGCTTATAAAGGGTTCTTTAAAAGTAGAAGAGGCTTTCCAAACTTCAAACGTAAAAGGGGAGAGGAAAGCTACACAACTACCAGCGCAAAGAATATTAAGATTGATGATAAATACATTCAGCTCCCAACGCTCGGAAAAGTGCGCTATCGCAAGAGCCGCAACATCGAAGGAAAGATTTGCAAGGCAACAATTCGTCGTTCCGCAAGTGGTAAATACTATGTAAGCATTCTTTGCAAAGTAGAAGTAACACCACTTCTTGTTAAAGATACCGTCATCGGTTTAGATGTAGGCATCAAATCTTTTGCTGTTGACAGCAATGGTAACGAGCACCCAAATCATAAATATCTTCAAAAAGCGGAAGCCAAACTAAAGCGTGAACAGAAAAAGCTGTCACGTAAAAAGAAAGGCTCTGCCAACTGGGAAAAGCAGCGCATCAAGGTAGCTCGCTGCTATGAAAAAGTTACCAATAAACGAAAAGATACATTGCACAAGTTGTCATCTACACTAGTGAAAGAAAATCAAATCATTTGTGTAGAAGACCTTAACGTTAAGGGTATGGTTCGTAATCACAACCTCGCAAAGAGTATTTCCGATGCTGCTTGGGGAGAGTTCTTCCGCCAACTTGAATATAAGGCTAATTGGGCAGGAAGAGTTATCGTTAAAGTGCCGACCTATTATCCAAGCAGCCAGACTTGCTCTTGCTGTGGATATCAAAACAAAGAAGTCAAAAACCTCAATGTGCGGCATTGGGTCTGCCCTCAATGTGGTATATCGCACGACAGAGATAAAAATGCTGCAGAAAACATTCTGAAAAAAGGAATGGACATGCTGGCTATGTTAGCTGCCTCATAACTACAGGCGAACAGTACGGTCAGGACGACCGAATCTTAAAGTCTGCGGAGAGTGAGCCTCTATCAATGGCTGCGGCCTGCGGTAAGTTTGCTCTGTGAAGCAGAAATCCATACTTTTTTGCGGGAACGCCCGCAAAAAGTTGGAAGTCCGATGTCACCTGATATTGTATTGGGCTGACTGAAATGTGCCGGTTATGGACTTGGGTTAATTATTTGTATCGAGAGGACGAAACGGATAATTGTCCCACTGTTACTGTCTCGAAGATTAGTATTGCTCCAGACGGAACGATGTCACAAACTTTTGAAGTTAATGGGGGATCTGTATGACAAGAAAACGATATGTAAAACTGATGATGGCCAGTGGTTGGGATAGAAATACGGCAAATTATATTGGCATTGATCCATCCAAGTGCCATCCATGTGTTCCACAGGAGCGGAGACTAATTGCCTGGGCTTATAGAGGAAGTTTCCCGTTTAAGAGTTACAAACAAGCTTGGGAAAACGACAAAATGCTTGTAGCAATACAGCGAATGTACGATGGCTTGCCGCCGCTAAAAGCTGGCCGTGAAAAGGAGAATGTTGATGAATACTAAAAATGATTTGATCCTGCGTGGAGATGCGATTGCCGCGCTTGGTGATGCGCCTATGAACTGGACGGATACGCCTGAAGAGATACAGGCTGTGAATGATTGGCAGGCTGCGATTGAGGCGCTGGCTTCTATCCCTTGTACGAGTTTCCGGCTATGGGAATTGACCGAGCTGGATATTTGCGAACTGCATGGTGATATTGTTATTGTATCTGCGCCGGACATCCCGGAACTGAACAATAAAATGGTGCCGTGCCTTGGCAGCCATAAGGACCCGGATGGCCATAAATATGTTGTACTGGATGGGGAAGAATACAGTCAGGATTTGATTGCCGGCGGGTTCATTAAGCTATACCGTATGGCCGGAGTGTGATGGATTGTATTTAGAGAAAAAATATTTCGAGATACATAGGATCATTGTGCCACAAGATTTGATTATAAATCCAGTCAATAAAATCGCGCTGCCTGTTTATTTGACCATGTACATAATGGATAACTCTACTGTAAATGACTGTTATAATTTACCTGTTACATTAAAAAATATATGTGACAGAATAAGAATTTATAAGAATATACAACTGCGGGAAGTACATTATACTGCCGTGGCAGACGCGATTCAGTGGCTAATTGATAGAGAGTACATAGTGGTTGATAAATTTGATAGAAAATCTACCGCAAAGTTCTTTTACAAATTTACTGACGACTTGAAGAATGCCATTAAAAAAGGTGCAGACGGTAAAAAACAGCAGTTTTTATATGTGAGCATTAAAGAGATAAATAAGTTGTTTTCAGCAATATACTCCAATAATAAAAATTGGAAATTTTCTACTGATGCACTTATTGTTTATATGTATTTAAAACTTAAAGAAACATCTTGGCAGTATACACAGAGACGTAAACCATTACCAGTATGGGTTGGCTATTTGGGAAACATGTATGATGTGCTAAATATTTCTTCAAGAAAAGTATCTCTTATTATAACATGGTTAAAATCAGAAAAAATTATACTACCTATTTATGGTGCGAAAGAGAAAAGCAGCGGGAATAGGGCAAAAACCATTATTGTTTTTTTGTCGTGCTGCAATGAATGCGACATACGTAAAATTGTCGCGTCTGCAGAAACGCAGATAAAAGAAAAGGATAAAAATGCGTGTTGGTATCCGGTTGACATTGCCGAAGCAGATGTTGATGTACTTGATGAAACTGCGCTTGATGTGGTTTGCGACGAGGACGAACTTTACTAAGAACTAACGCCCAACAGGGCGAAAATATAAATAGACTGGCCCCGATGGGGCAAGGGGGGGGTGATTTTATCGGAAATGCAGGAGTCTGGCTTTGAAATCTATGAACAGGGCATAATGGCCCCTGCATGGATTGGCAAAATGTCAGACAGGGAGGTCATTATTTGGAAAAGAAAAAAATTGAAAATCTGTACTGCTTGATTGAAGCACTGTACGATGTGAAGGATGCCTTTAAGGCAATTGTATTTTTGACTTGCGCTGTATTTATCATTTGGTATTCCTCGGTAATTGTGAGCCGGGCATTCGCTATTGCTTTGTTTGTGGTATTGCCGCTGCTGATTGGCGTGCTGTGGTTCTGTATCTACAAAGAGGCTTTTGCGGATGGCGCTCTTTCTATTGAAGAGATTGAGAAAAAAGACGAGGATAACAAGGAGGGACGCTGATGTTTGCACCTCCACTGTACATTGTACGGAAATTCCCGCTATCTTTTATTATCAGCAATGACTTTAATATCCAGCTTGATGAGGATGAAGAAAAGCGGTTCCAGGTTAAGCAGCAGGACAATATGCTATTTAGGCAGATCCGGCTGATGACGTATGAAACGGACAAGTATAACCGGTTTGTAGTGTTCGTAAATTGCGTTGGCGGGCAGAACAAAAAGCCTGCCATGAAGCGGCTGATCCAGCACGGGTTCAAGATTGGCAAACAGGAATTTGTGCTGAGTGAGCGAAGTGCGAGCATGGTGCGCCAGGGAATTTTGAGCTTTGTAGATAAGCGGCTGGCTAAGGAACTGGATAAACGGATCACGATGGGAATCGAGATTGATAAGACTGTATTGCAGAAGCTATATGCTTACCGTGGGCTTATGTACTCCAGTTGCCACTGTATCGAAGGATGGCTGCCCAATATTGTAATTGTCCCTGATTGCTTTTTAACTATTAAAAATCAGCACATCAATTATGTGTATGACAAGAAGATACAATTCAAGGATAAAAATACTGGCAAAGACCGTGAATGGGAACAGAAAGATATTGCCGAGACCACCAAAGATATTGAGATAAATGCTTTTGATGGTTGTGGGATTGCACATCCTAAAATCATGGAAGAGATCCGCCGCCGGATTGGCAGCGATGAGCCGATAACTAGCTTTATAGCACGTGCGCCGTATCTAAAAGGTATGATTCACCAGTTTGATTATGAGAGTTTTTTCGCAGAACGCGGCGTGCGGTTTATTACAGATATTTGGGGCGTACAGCATGACGTAAGCCCTGGGTCTGAGCCAAAGATGTTCTGCCTGGAATCTATGTATAAAGGGTTGAAATACTTTAAGAAGACCGGAACTATAGCAGACTGGGAAGAATACTGGTATCAATTTAAAAAGTACAACCATTGTATTGGTGTGGCAAAGTGGAACTTCTCGGCAGAGCTGGAACCAATGTATACCCGCGGCAATTACCAAATCTTGCAGGATCTTGATTTGCCGTTTGAAAAGTTCAAATCATTAACCGATTATACGATTGACTGGTTTGAACGGATCACTGACGGAGACCCGGTATATACCTACTGCTTTTTGGGTATGCAGGCTGACCGCCATAAAGCGTTGAATGATTATTGTGCTGCTATCCTTAAAAATCCAGAAATGATGAATGAGGATGGAGTACGAAATTACATAGTAAATCTATTAAGCAAATATCGTGATGATATGAAGTGCGGCAAAGTTTGGCTGCATGGATCGTTCTGTTTTTTGGTGCCTGACCTGATTATGCTGGCCGAGCATATTGGTGGGTTGCCATTACAAGGGGCGCTGCAGGCGGATGAATTTTATCGATTCAATCGAGAGGGCACGTTGCTTGGAGAACATTTGATTGAACGAAACCCACATATTTGTAAAAGCGAACATGTTATCTTAAAAGGTGTAACGAACGAGGTACTGGAAAAATATTGCGGTCACCTGGTAAATACCTGCATGGTAAATTGCCGGTCAATTGTGCCGCAGAGATTGAATGGCGCGGATTACGATGGAGATTTAGTCCTCGTATTGGATAACAAAACTATGATGGAAGGAGTTGACAGAAACGCAGCAATAACACTGGATATTGACGATAAGGTTTGCGCCCTTGTAGAAGCTGATACGGTACAGAACAAAACAGAGTGTATTATCCGCGGATTAAAATCCCGTATTGGTGAAATCTCTAATTTTGCAAGTTCGTACCATAATAAATGCCCCAGGACAGAAGAACAACGGCAGCGGTACAATACATTCATAAATCTTTTGAGTGTCAGTAACGGAAAAGAAATTGACGCTGCAAAGACGGGTGTACATTTTAAGATACCGCGCAACATTGAAAAGTATGGCCGCCCATTGCCGTACTTTATGAAATACGCAAGCCCCTACTACAAGCGCATGAAGAATCTATCTGCAGCGCACAGTAATATGAACCAGTTGTGCTGGTTTATCGAACGCTGGGAGAACACGATACGCCGCCGCAGAACAAAGAAATTTGACTGGTCCATTATGTTTGATGCGGACGTAGGATACACACAGGAGCATTTCCAAGAGATTGAAGCTATCTATCTTGAATTTTGTAAGCTATGCAAAGACTTGGCAGAGTTTGAGCGACAGTGCAAGAATTATGATAGATACCGCGAGATCCTGGCAGAGCAGGGTGTGTCCCGTGAACAGGCGCGAGAATTTGAAACGAACTGGCAATATTATTACAGCGTATACCGCAATAGATGCCAGCTTCTCGTGCCGGATCAGCATGAACTTGCCAATATCTGTGTTGAACTTTGCTACGGCAAATACCCAAGCCGGAACAAAAAGTTTATGTGGATGATGGCGGGGAAGGGCATTGTAGAAAATATTAAACAGGTAAATATCTGCTTGCCATTGCAGTGCGATGATGGTGAGTATGAATACCTTGGCAAACGATACACACTGGCACCAATGGAGAATGATATCCAGGTAGAATATGTTGATGCTGAACTTATTCCCGGAGGTGATGCGGATGTATTATGATTTTTTCTGCAATGAGAAGATGTTACTTGATCATTATGAGGATTATCATATGGGAAACCGGACTTTAAACCGGCTATTGGCCCAGAGTGGTATGCCACCGGATGTTTGTGCAGATACCTATCTGGCTAAAATGGACAACCATAAAGGGCTTACCTATGACAGATACGATCTGATACTTGATTATGAAAAAAGATGTACGAAAACCAGCAGACTTTTAGAAATTGATAAAATACAGATTTATAAGCAGGATATTGAGTTTATTAAGGATTGCGCCAGAAAATACCCGCTAAAGCAGCGTGAGCTGCTTGTGTTGTTTGGCGTGATAGTGATGTGCCGGATCTGGCAGACCGACACGTTAGATCTGACAACAGAATTTAACTTAAAGCAATTTTGTAGTTGCTTTAATGGAAAAATCTGGAAAGTGCGGATCAAAACAGACAAATGGTATGATACATACCACGAGCCTGAAAATATGAAGAATCTATATAGTAAGTATAATATTTTACTACGGACACCGTGTGAACCAGGCCCCAAGAAAATTGGCTGTTATTATACTTACAGTAACTATGAATTGTACGATAGAGAAGTCGTTTATGAATATGTGATAACACCGCGGACCAATCGGCTGAACCTGTGTGAGGTATTTAAAGAGGTAGGACTTGAAAATATCCACTTTTGCCAGTGCTGTGGGGCGGAATATCACTTGAACAGTAAATCTACAAAATATTGCTCCAAATGTGCCAAAGAAATGCGCCGCGAGAAAACACGGGTTCGGACACGAAAGTACCGTAGCCATGCGAAAATGTGACGCTTTCTGAGGAAAGAGTTTTATGTAGGATTGGGTATAGTTGCCCGCTTGGTTTTAAGCCTGGCGGGCTTTTTGTATGCCCGGAATTATATTTTTAAAGGAGACTTGTTTTTTTATGATTACTGTTACTAAGGCTGAGGCCAAGATGATCCGCAAGATGTTCCCGAAAGCGCACATGAGCAAGACCGTACACCACATTATGGTGGACGAAGTAAAAGACATTTTGAATGTCCTGCCCAATAATGTTGACGCGCAGGCTGCCCTTGCGGAGATGGAGCGCGATGAAAAGCGCCGTACTGCCCGCACTTTTGATGGCGAGGTGAGTGCATGAACAATTGGCCGATTTTTGAAGGAGAGACAGAGGACCATTACGTTTACCGCATTTGTTCCATGAAAGACCAGATTGGCACATGGCCTGATGTGGCGAATGTTATCAATGAAACGCTGGGGCAGAATAAGGGCGAGTGCGCCTACCGCAAAACTTGGAAGGCTTTCCAGGACATGCAGGATGCTTGCGGCTATGACACGACTGACTCGCAGGCGGTACTTGAAGAAATTAAGAATGAGCGGCGCGAGTTGGAAAAGGCCAAGGTCAAGTTCCGCGATGAGCGGAATGAGGTAAGCCGCCTGATGCGTGTACAAGCCCGCGGTGAATCCATGCGCGAGCTGATTGAACGCTGCATTGATGCCTATGACCCAGCTGAATATGAGCATGTGGATGTGATGCAGTGTGTGGGGCAGGGTGATTGCGACCTTGTGGTACACCTGACGGATCTGCATGCGGGTATCCATATTGACAATACCTTTAATAAGTTTAACCAGGAGATCATGGCTTACCGGCTGCGGAAATACGCCGGAAAGATTACAGAGATCTGGCGGCGGCACAATGCCAAGAACTGCTACATAGTGCTTGGTGGCGACATGGTGAACGGTGCGATCCACGTAAACAGCCGCCTGGAAAACAACGAGCATGTTGTGGACCAGGTGATCACGGCCAGTGAAGCTGTGAGCTGGTTTGTGGCAGAGATGGCCAAGCTGTTTGTAAATGTGGAAGTGTACAGCGTGCCGGGCAACCATAGCCGTGTATTCCCTAATAAGGAAGACAACCAGTATGGGGAATATCTGGACAAGTTGGTGACGTATTTTGTTGGCGCGAAATGTGCCTGCATTAACAACATCCACATGCATGATAACAAAATTGACGATACCGTGGCGAATCTCACCGTGCGCGACCAGCTGATTTATGCTGTGCATGGAGATAAGGATGCGGCTGGCAGTGTTGTGCAGACCCTGACGATGATGACGGGTGCAAAACCGGCCATTGTACTGATGGGGCACCGCCATACAAATGCCTTGACTACTGTTTACGATACCAAGGTTTACGAGAGCGGCTGCGTGAATGGCCCTGACGGGTATTGCATGGAAAAAAGACTTAGAAATAAACCGGAGCAGACCGTGCTTGTGGTAAATGACCAGGGCGTGGACTGCGCTTATGATATTAAGCTGGATTAAGCCAGCGGGAATTTTGAGAGGGAAGGGGGATGGTTTTTGTGGAAGACCATGAGAAGCAGCAGCCGGAATACTTTTGCAGCTATTCTGGACGGCTGACCAGTTTTTTGAAGGCTTTTGGACTGAGCTATAGCGAACGAGCAAAGAACCCGATTACCGGCGCAACGTTTTGTATTTTTGAGCGGAACCAGAAGCTGCTGGATATTGTGGAGTTTTGGTCTGAGTGCCGTAACAAATTTAAGGATTACGACGAGGCCGGAAACCGTATTGAGCATGAGGCGGGTGATGCATGATGCCAGGACGGCCGAAAGGATCAAAGAATAAAGCGACTATTTTGCGGGAACACGCCGAGGCCCAAGCGCGAGCACAGCGCCGGATGGAAGAAGACGAGGTCCCCGCTTATTTTGTTTGTGCGCATTGCGGCAAGCGTTTTTTGAAACAGCAGGAAAATTTTTCGGTTTGCCAGAGTACGCTTTGGGCCGGGAATAATTATTACCTGCCGATTTGTAATAACTGCCTGAACAAGCTGTTTGACCATTACGTGGAGACATTGGGCAATGAGAACGATGCCTGCAAGCGTATTTGCATGAAGTTTGATATTTACTACAGCCAGTCGCTGCTTGACTCTACCGCGAAACATGCGCCAAATATCCCGCGCATGAAAGCCTGGCTGCGGCAAACCAATATGATCCAGCACAGAGGCAAGACATTTGATACATACCTTGCCGAAGTGGAAGGACGTATCATCAATGAGCCGGAAGAAATCTTGGACGCTAAAGGCAAGGTTAGCCAGCGTATGCTGGAATTTTGGGGCCCAGGGTTTAAGGACCAGGATTATGTATTTTTAGATAAGGAATACAAGGACTGGATCAGCCGGTATGAGTGTAAGACCAAAGCGCAGGAGGTTTTGTTTAAAAACATTGCTATTGCGCAGCTGAACGGCATGAAGGTTGCCAAGACGGGTGATCCAAAGGATATTAAGACTGCCAACGACAACCTGCAAAGCCTGTTGGGAAGTGCAAATATCAAACCCAACCAGACAAACGATAATGCGCTGACAGATGCCAATACATTTGGCACACTGATTGAAAAGTGGGAACGGACAAAACCGATCCCAGAGCCTGACCCTGCATGGAAAGATGTAGATGGTATTGGGCATTACTTTAGAGTCTGGGTGCTTGGTACTTTGTGCGAATTGTTTAATTTAAAAAATCCATACAAGGCCGAATATGATGCCGAGATGGAGAAGTACACGGCGCATAAACCTGAGTACCATATGGACGAAGATGAGTCCAGCACCGCCGCAATCCGTAGCGCTGTTTTTGGCGAGGCAGAGTAAGGCGGTGCATTATGGCTCAGAAACGAATGAGTGCAAATGAAGTTGCGAATGACAAAGCCGACCGTGTGATGAATGCGGTGGCAATATGGTGCTCTTACTACAGGGCGAATCCGCACAGATTTTGCAAAGACTACCTTAATATAGACCTGCATCCGTTCCAGATGATCCTGATTTATATGATGAATCTGGCAACGAATTTTTGCTTCACGGGCAGTCGAGGGTTAGGCAAGACTTACCTGACAGCGGTTTTTGTTGTTACGAGGGCAATCCTTTGGCCTAAGACGAAAATTTGTATAGCAGCAAAGACGCGCGGCCAAGGGATACAAGTTCTTGAAAAGATAACAAAAGAGTTGATGCCAAACTCTGGTCTGTTGCGAGGAGAAATTAAGGATGTAGTAATTAACCAAAGTAATGCGCAAATTACGTTCCGTAATGGAAGTTACATAGAAGTTGTTACCGCGAACGATAACTCCCGTGGCCACCGTGCCAATTTATTGGTATGCGACGAGTTCCGTATGATCAATAAAGATGTCATCGACCTTGTTTTGAAGAAGTTTTTGACAGTTGCAAGACAGCCTGGATATTTGAAGAAGCCGGAGTACAAACATCTGATTGAGAGACCAAAGGAAATGTATTTGAGCAGTTCGTGGTTTCAGAGCCATTGGTCATGGCAGCTATGCAAAGACTACTTTGTATCAATGCTTGACCCCAATAAAAAATATTTCTGTTTCCGGTTCCCATATCAGATGCCTGTTAAGGAAGGTATGTTGTCAATTGAGCAGGTAGAAGATGAGATGGCTGAATCCTCGTTCAGTGATATCAAGTTCCGTATGGAAATGGAAGCTATGTTTATTGGGGCTACAGATGGAGGATTGTTCAGTTTCGACGACATCAACAAAGTTCGCAATTTGAAGAAGCCGTTCTATGCACCCAATGTGATACTTGGCGGCAAAGATTTTGTACCGCCCGCAAAGAAGCCGGGGGAAAAGCGAATCTTGACGGCTGATATTGCTTTGATGAGCAGCAAGCACAACGACAATGATGCCACGAGTATTTTCCTGAACAGCCTAGTACCGGATAGTTCTGGGCGTTGTACCAGCAATATGGTGTATACGGAAAACTGCGAGGGTATCATCACGCAGGATCTGGTGCTTAAACTGCGCCGGTATTTTAAGTGGTTTGACTGCGACTACATTGGCATTGATGCCAAGGGCCTTGGTGCCCCCATTATGGATTTGCTGATGCATGAGTGTTATGACCCGGAGACGGGGGAGACTTATCCGCCGCTGAATTGTTGTAACAACCCGGACTTTCAGGAACGGTGCCCGGACAAAACTGCGCCAAAGGTGATTTGGGCTATCCTGGGCAGCGCACAGCTGAACAATGATGCTACGATTTCTTTGCGAAGTGGCATACAGCAGGGAAGAATCCGGTTTTTGGAATCGGAATACGACTGCGAGGACTTGCTGCGCAAGGAGATAAAAGGTTACGACAAGATGACGCCGACAGAAAAGACGGCTTTGCAGCTACCTTTTATAAACACGGGGCTGATGGTAAACGAATTGGTGAACCTGGAATATGAGGCCACTAATAACGTGATCAAAGTACATGAGAAGCCTGGTGCCCGCAAAGACCGCTACAGCTCGGTTAGTTATAACTACTACATCGCACAGCAAGTAGAACGAAGCATGGCGAAAAACTATGCTAAGAGCAAGAAAATTGAAATAAACTTTAGAGCGCCGAATCTGAGGAGGGGTAGCTTATGACAGATAAGGAACAGCGTCAGGTTGCCGTGATTTCCCCAGACGGCAAGCGTAATTATGTGCCGGTCTCGGAATTTATGAGCAAGCTGCGCTATGCAAACTTGTCCAACATTAAAGTAAGAGACCTGGAAAACAACAAAGATTACAACCCCACATATCGCAAATACACGAAATCACAGATCGTGACCTACCTGAGCAACCCGGCCAGCTATGAAACGCAGCTGCGCCAGATGAGCCAGTACCTTTTTAATATATCGAACTATTACCGGCGGCTGATCCAGTATTTTGCTAGTATGAGTATGTTCAGCTACATTGTGGTGCCGTATGGTGTTGACTACTCCAAGAGCGTGAACGTAAACAAGTTTAAAAAGGGATATTACGGTGTCATTAGCCAGTTGGAACGTATGAATATCCGGCACGAGTTCTCGAAGGTATTGATGGTTGCATTCCGGGATGATGTGTATTACGGATATGCCTGGGAGACCAATGACAGTTATGCTTTACAGCAGTTGGACCCGGATTATTGTAAGATTTCCAGCATTGAAGATGGTGTTTACAATTTTGCGTTCAACTTTAGCTATTTTGATGCTAACAGCGAGCGGCTGCCGAATTTCCCGCCGGAATTTACCACGATGTATAACGCTTACCAGAAAGACACCAACCTGAAATGGCAGGAGCTTTCCAGTGAGAATTCTGTTTGCATTAAGATCAATGAGCAAACCTATGTGCCGATCCCGCCCTTTGTGAGTCTGTTTAGTGCATTGGCGGACATTGAAGACTACCGCGCTATCAGCAAAAATGCCAGCGAAGTGAACAACTACAAAGCATTGGCGCTGGAAATCCCGGTTGATGATGAAGGTACTTTTTTGATCGACTATGATTTGTGCAAGGACTTCTACGATATGCTGTGCAACGTGTTGCCGGAAAATATCGGAGCCTTTATGAGCCCGATGAAAGTATCCAGCTGGGATTTTGAAAAGAGCGGTGCCGTGAGCGGTAGTGATGATGTTGAGAAGGCTGAAGCGTCCATGTGGACGCAAGCTGGCGTAAACAGCATCCTGTTTGGCGGCGGAGATAAGGACTCGGCCACCTCGGTCAAATGGTCCACCATCAACGACCAGATGATCGTGTTTACTGTGATGCGGCAAATTGAACGCTGGATCAACCGCAAATTGAAGAGTGTTTCTACGGCATATAAGTTTAAGGTAAATATCTTAGATGTTACATATTTTAACCGTGACGAGATGCATGACCGCTATATTAAGGACGGCCAGTATGGATTGCCTGTCCGCGCTGCTATTATGGCGACCGGCGGCTATACGCCCAGTGATGTAGAAAACCTGATGTATTTGGAAAACACGATTTTGGACTTGAGTTCCAAGGAAGTGCCGCTGAAAAGCTCCAATACGCAGACTGTAGATAACGGTGACGGCGGACGGCCTACCAATGAGAGCCAGGGGAAAGACCTGAGCGATGCGGGGGCTGTCACACAGAAGAATGACTCCAACGCGAACTCGGAGGGCTAATGCTTTATGGTAAAAGAAGTAAAGGTCCGAGGACGAGCGATTGCGCTGCACCTGATTTTGGGCGGTGCGGCTTTAGTGCGTGAAGAAAAAGACGAGGCAGGGCATAAGATTTATGTGTTTGTTTTGGAAGATTGGCGCATTGAAGAGCTAAAAGAATATGTGAAAGAACAACAGGATAGAAACTACTTTTGACCGGCGGCCGGGCTTATACCCGACTGGCGGCCTTTTTGATTTGTGGGGGTATAACGGTGGATAAGAGACTTAACCGCTTGCCCGTCACCTTTGAGAAAACGGGAGAAGTTGCCGGTAAAGATGTGCGTTTTATCAACGTAACGATTGATGTGATGCACACCGGCGACAACTTGAACGGCTCCACTTTCTCGAAAGAGGTGGTGGAACAAGCTTTGGACAGTATCAAGAATACACCGATCCTTGGTTATATTGAGCAGAACAAAGATGGCGACCTTGATTTTAAGGGCCATGAACATGAGCTGCAGGTAGACGAGGACGGTATTAAATATGTGTACGCGGGCAGTGCTTACGGAGTGATCCCGGAAAGCTGCAATGCCCGTTGGGTGACACGCGACGATGGAACGGGAACCGAGCGGGAGTACCTGCGCGTGGATGGTTTGCTGTGGACCAAATTTGATGATTCCTGTGATATTTTTACGCGGGATGGTGTGAAAGCGCAGAGCATGGAACTGACCGAAATGGATGGCCGGGTAGATAAACGCGGTTATTACATTGTGGACAAGTTTGCCTTTGATGGCTGCTGTGTGCTTTCGACCACTGACCCGCGCATTAAGCCAGCTATGACGGGCAGCGAGGTTGTGGCGAATTTTAGCGCCGGGACGATTGCTGGCCAGATCAAGGATATGCTGGCTGAATACACAGCTTTACAAGGATCTCAATCCTCCAAGGAGGCTGAGATAGATAATTTTGCGAAAGGAGAAGATGTTTTGGAGAAGAAGAATGAAATTCTTGCATCCTACGGCATCGATGCTTCTAAGCTGGATTTCTCTTTGGAGGATATTACCATTGAGGAACTGGAAGAGAAGTGCAAAGCCATGACGGCAGAGCCTGCTCAGGAACCGGAAGCTGAACCTGCTGCTGAAATGACGGCGGAAGAGCCGGAGCAGGAACCTGTCCAGGAGCCTGCTGCGCAGATGAGTGCCGAGCCTGAATCTGTTGAGCCTGCGGCCGAGCCGAAAGAGTTTAGCCTGACGGTAAACCAGCAGATGAACGAGCTGCGTAGTGCTATTGCTCAGGTTACTTTTGTTGACCGTTGGGGCGATGAAGGCGTCCGCTACTGGATGCAGGATGTACAGGACAACCGTGCCATTGTTTGCGATATGCAGGACTGGAAAACTTACGCAATTCCGTTTGCCATGGACGGCGACAATGTTGTTGTTGACTGGGACGGTAAGAAGCGCGTGAAGGTACAGTATGTGGACTGGGAGGACGGCGCTGCCGAGCCTGAGCTGCCTGTGCTGTATGAAGAGCTGGCTGGCCGCATTGATGCTGCTAAGAAAGCGATCTCTGATTATGCAGAGGTAAAGGCACAGCTGAATGAGATCCAGCCGAAGTACGATGCCTATGTGGCTGCAGAAGCCGCCGCGAAACAGGCTGCTGATGAGGCGAAACGCGCACAGCTGTTTGAACTGATGGACAAAAAGCTGGAGGGTGTTGCAGAATATGCTGCCCTGCGCGAAAACAAGGATATGGAATTTAGTGCCCTTGAGGACGAGTGCTATAAGCTGCTTGGCAAGAAGGCCGCTGAATTCAGCTACATGCCGCCCAAAAATGCTAAGGGCGAAGTGAAGAATGCACGCTTTGGCGTGGACGGGGTCCAGATGCAGCCTGCTGAGGGCAAATACGGTGACCTGTTTGAACGCTATCACGTTCGATAAATTAAAAAAACATACCATATGGAGGTAATTTACTATGGCTGAAAAGCATGCTGTTGTGCGTCTGGACAATATGTCCGGCACCAAAGATGGCTCTCTGCTGAAGAGTGTCAAGGTTTATAAGAGCGATGCCGCTGTTGCGATTGATAACGCACAGCTGGTTGTCCTGGGTGACCGCGAGGGTCGTGAAGTTTATAAGGCTACCGCTCCTGTCGCCGCTTCTAAGGTTTCTGACCTGGTGCTGATTGCCAGCGAGGAGCTGTTCTATGATGAGACCCGCACCCACTACCTGACCGAGTGGGAGAACGAGGCCGGTTCTATCTGCCGTGGCTATAAGCTGCACAACGGCGACATTTTTAGTGCCACCGCCGAGGCATTTAACGAGGCCCCCGCTGTTGGCAAGTTTGTTGGCTTTGCTGCTGATGACACCAAGATCCAGGTCCAGGCCGCTGCCGACGATAAGACCTTTGGTAAGATTGCCAGCTCTGAGAAGGTTGGCTTTGGCGACGGCGCTTACGAGTATTTCGAGATCGACGTTGCTCTGTAATTGACGGTTAGCTAAAACTAATTAAATGTTGAAATTATCTGCGCTGCCCTGAAATATGGGCGGCGCTTTTTCTATTTAGGAGGAAAATACTATGATCGATGAGAAGCTGATTAAGCTTGCCGTTGACGGCTACCATGGTCGACTGGGCAATGAATATAGCGTTGCTGACAGCCAGGAAGTGCTGCGCCAGGCGCTGATTGAGGCTAATAATGGCAGCACCAAGCTGGATTACAAGGCCGTTCGTGATGGTAAATGCCAGAATCTGTTCGCTATTGCCGAAGTCCTGGTCGAGAAGGTCAGCGAGGAAGGTCTGAAGGGCGACGAGTTCTTTACCAACTTTATTGAGGACCGCAACAAGGCGCTGGGCGACGAGGATGTTTTCCATATCACCAAGGATTGCCTGTTTGCCATTGCTGACATTGCCGAGGGCACCCAGGGCATTCGTCGTCAGCGCATTGAGGCTGGCCAGGACATTACCCTGCACACCAAGCTGCAGGCTGTCAAGGTTTACGAGGAGCTGAACCGCGTTCTGGCTGGTCGTGTTGACTTTAACCACATGGTTGAGTTGGTTGGCCGCAGCTTTACCCAGAATGATCTGGACGCTGCCTATGCCGCTTTCAATGGCCTGGTTGGCAGCCTGAGTGCCCCCTACATGCAGACCGGCACCTTTGACGAGGATAAGATGCTGGACCTGATTGCCCATGTTGAGGCTTCTACCGGCGAGACCGCTACCATTGTTGGCACCAAGAAGGCTCTGCGTAAGATCACTACTGCTGTTATGGCTGATGAGGCCAAGAGCGACATTTACGCAATGGGCTACATGGGCAAACTGGCAGGTACTAACCTGATCTCCATGAAGCAGCGCCACCAGATTGGCTCTACCAACTTTATCCTGCCTGACGACGTGCTGTATGTTATTGCTGGCGACACCAAGCCCGTGAAGCGCGTTACCGAGGGCAGTGTTACTATGCTGATGGGCGACCCCATGAACAATGCTGATTTGAGCCAGGATTACCTGATGATGAAGCGCACCGGCATTGGCCTGATCATGGACCGTGATTTTGGTGTTTACAAGCTGTCCTGATAGATAGCGTAACAATATCCCTGGGCGGGTGACCGCCTGGGGCTTTTTATTTGAGTATTTTTGGAGGTACTTATTTTGGCAGCAACAAGAAAAATCACGAACGACACCATGGTGGAATGTAAAAACGGCACCCATGGCCCACTGATTTACAAGAGTAGCCGCAATGCCGGTTATGTTGTGGAGTGGGAGAACTTTGGCGAGGTGCAGGAGATCGACTATGGTGAGCTTTTGAATATGCGAGCCAGCCAGCAGCGCTTTTTCCGCGATAACTGGATCTTGATTGAAGATGCAGAGGTACTGAGAAAGCTTGGTATGGACCGTTATTACAAAAACGCTCTGACTACGGAGAATTTTGACGAGGTGTTCCACTGGGCACCCGCCGACATCCGCAGCAAAGTAGCAGCTATGAGCAACGGTATGAAGGACTCTATCCGTATCCGTGCCAAGGAGCTGGTGAAAACCGGAGAACTGGACAGCCGCGGCGTGATCAAAGCACTGAACGAGGTGCTGCACTGCGACCTGGAAGAAGATATTGAGCTGGAAACCAAGAAGCCCAAAGCCAAGAAAGCCATTGAGACTTTTACCATTGAATAATGGAGGTGTGAGCCATGGGCACTAAATACGAGGAAGTCTATGAGCGTTATCGTGCCCGAGTTCGCAACTACGAATTTCTGGACTACGATGCATTGACACGCGGGACATATCAGCTGGATCTTTTACATTTGGCTATTAGTGATTTTGAGGAGATCTGCAAGCAGGATTTAAACGATAGGGAAGACGATATCCTGCGCTTTAACATTACTTTGACCAACCGGGAGAAGGATATTTTGGCGCTGGGAATGGTACTTCATTTCGTGGAGCCATATGTGTACAACACGGATGCTTTGCAGAATGCCTTGAACACAAAGGACTTTACGCTATACAGCCCAGCCAATCTGCTGGAAAAGATGACAGACTTGATGAACATTACCAGCAAGCGGCTGAAAGGGGAGATCAACCTGTATTCCTTTAGGAATGGAGAGATTTCCAGCCTGACCGAGTGAGGTGATGTCCCCATGAACTATGAGATGTATGCCGCTATGCTTGGCGGGGCAGGAAGCAGCCGCCGAAGCCGCATTATTGCGAAATCTGCCCATGATACAAACCACATGGGGCCTGATTCGCCCGCCTATAAACAGGTGGAGATCGAGGGTGTGCCGCACCACATGATGATTATTTCCAGCACGGTCACGAACCAGAAGATCATACGCACTTTACCTGGCGATGATTTTGAGATCGGCAAGATCATGCTGTGGAGTAAGAGCCATTGGTTGATCACGGAGCGTGATGCTGACGATGAAATTACGGTGCGCGGCAAGATCGAGCTGTGTAACCGCAATATCCAATGGCAGGATGACGAGACCGGCGAGATCATTACCCGCTGGGCCGTTGTGGACAAGCCTTATTTCTCGAACCTTTCGGAAAACAAGCTGATGACGCTTTCGAGCCGCGAATTCCAGATAAAAATACCGTATGACGAAGAATCCAGTTTACTGGACATTGGCAAACGATTGATGCTGGAAGAGATCAATGGCCAGGCCAAAACCTACCGCATTACCTGTGTGGATGGTATGACCGAGCGCTATGACCGCGACGATGAGCAGACCGGTTTTTTGGTGTTGAACCTTGAGCAGGATCAGCTTGACCCGAGCACGGATAGCAAGGCCGAGATGATTTGCGATTATAAGGAAGCGAAGAAGGTGCCGGAAGTTGGCAACGTAGCGATCAAGTACAGCGGCGAAGCCAAAGTACGTATTTGCGGCCGTGGCAAAGTATTGACTGCTACCCGTGACGGCAAAGAATACAATGACTGCATCTGGCATATTGAGCCGGATGATGAGCTGCTTCGTGAACAGGTGTATTTTGCGGAATCGGCAAATTGGGACCATTTTGTGGGAGGCAAGTGCCGGATTGCTGCGGCGGATAATCCAAAATTGAACGGGCATAGTGTTACGGTTACGGTACTATCCCCGGACGAAAAGAGCCGAGACAGTGTTGTGATAAAGGTGGTGGATGCATGAACCTGAGCGAACTTGGCGCGTACAAGCACAAGGTGGCCGGGTTGTTTGCAAGTGACCCCGATATTATTGACTTGATGCTTGGCCCTGTTGATGACGATGCGGATACTGATGAAATGCTGCTGGGAGACGACAAAGACTCCTGCGGGCATATTTACGAGTTTGAGTATACGCCGGACATTAACGAAACAACAGATACTTACCTTTGTATGGAGACTGTTGTGGCAAAAGCACCGACTGATACAGCGTACCGCGTGTATTTGTATGTGTTTGCATATTGCCACAAGAAGATCATGCAGAATTATAAAAAAGAAGGGCGGCTTGGCACCAGGGCAGATATACTGGCCGAGGATGTTGACCGCCTTTTGAATGGCAACCCGGATTTTGGAATTGGACTTGTGCGCCTTGTAAATAACGAGGTGTATAAACCTGTGAACAACTATTACGGGCGCTGCCTTTGCTATGAGATACAGTCGTTTAACAGAAAGCGTGGCACGAAATGAAAGTGCCTTATTTTGAACTACTGAATCCGATTGGTTTTATGGTAGATGGGATTGGACGAGTACATTCGCCAAAATTGCGTACCATTTGCAAACGCGGCTATAAAAATTACCAGTATGCGTTGACGCTTTTGCTTATGACCCCGCATGATTTTTTTGCGGGGATTGCTGCGGCACTACATGAGGAAAAGAACCCCTATGATGAATTACCGCAAGAGCAGAAGGACGCGCTGCATATCTTTGATTTACTTACTGCAGACGAACAGACCCAGGGCGAGATAGTAACCGCCTTGGGCTTTTTTATTGATGGTACGATCACATTTGAGCCGAGCCACCGCTGCTTTTTAGTAAATGCGGTGCAGGACGAAACAGGGGCACTAGCAGTGGACGGCATGATCAATGCAGAGAATTGGACGTTGGTGTGCGATGTATGCCTGCAATGTGCCTATTTAGACCCGCCCAAAGATAAACAGGCGCACAAATACCGGGATGAAAAGACACGCAAAAAGTTTGAAGAGTTCTACCGCAAGAAAGCGGAGTACGAGAAAAACAAACGCGGCGGGAAAAAGGCCGACCCTGATTATGAATTGGCCAACATCATCTCGGCACTGGCTACCTACCATGACAGCCTGAACATGGCAAATATCTGGAACCTGACGGTGTACCAAGTACATGACACCTTCAACCGCCAGAGAATGAAACAACAGATAGATATTACTGACTTTAACTACTCGGTTTGGGGCGGAAAAGACCACCAGGCCGATTTGTGGTTTAAAAAACTGACTTAACAACATAAAGGAGATTGCACTATGGCTATGAATCCTAATATGGCTAACCGTGAGGTTATGAACCTGGTTCTGCTGGACTACAAGACCAAGGTCCCTTACATGAACATTGACTTTGCTAATGTTTCTACCACCAACTTTACCGCCAACCGTGTGTACGCCAAGGGCGGCTGGGGTGCCCCTAACCGCGTTGGCTTTGACGGCGAGCGTACCGGCACCCTGCAGATCGACACCCAGATCATGCCTGCCAAGCTGTTTGCGCTGCTTTCCGGCAAGGATATTGCCAAGACCGCCAAGGTCCTGAAGCGTGAGGAGCTGGCTGCCGGTGCTGACGGTCTGGAGCTGACCGAGGAGCCCAAGACCGGTACTGTCCAGGTGTTTGCTGCGTCTGACGATTGCGGCACCCCCATTTCTGGCGTTACCGCTACCGGCAAGAAGGTTACTGCTACCGGCATTACCGAGAACCAGAACTACATTGTTTACTACTACCTGGACAAGACCACCGGTGTGCAGAGCATTAAGTTTGACGCAGACACCTTCCCGAAGGCTTTTGAGATCCGCGGCGAGATGCCCTTTAAGACCGAGGACGAAGAGGATGTTATGTGCGACCTGACCTACTACAAGGCTCAGCCGCAGGCCACCTTTAACCTGGCTTTCCAGAACACCGGTGATCCGACCACTGTGTCCATCACCTTTGACTGCTACGCCAACCAGGATGGCGATATTTACGAGATGACTTTTGAGGACGGCACTGTCTGATCCTTGATTGACTGAACCTAGAAACAGGGGAGCTACGGCTCCCTTGTTTTTAGATTTTAAGGAGATGAAAACATGGAAGAGATTAAGTTTGTGGAGACTACAGCAGCGGAACTGCCTGCCGCGCAGGTAAAGAAGCCGCGCAAGAAGGCGAAGCCGCAGGCTGAAGAGGTTGTTATGGAGACTATGCCGGAGACGCAAGTGCCGCCGATGCAGCAGGGGATTGTTGTTTACCGCAATGAGGCTACCGATGTACTGGGTTTTGAGTGCGATGGCCATGGCTACCAGGTGCCAGGCGCAAAAGAACTGGGGTATAAGCTTGGCGACAATGTCGATTTTATGGTAGTTGATGGAAAGATCGTGTTTGGCATTGCGTAATAAGTACAAAGTTTCGGCAAAAGAGGACCGCACCTATGATGGGATTGTGTTTGACTCTAAGGCCGAGATGAAATACTACCGGGATGTTGTGCTGCCCGGCGTTGCCAACGGGACGATTGTGGATTATCAGTTACAAAAGCCGTATGAGCTGCAGCCGAAATTTAAACATGACGGCAAAACCGTGCGAGCTATAACTTATGTATGTGATTTTTACCTGGTGTATGCAGATGGGCATACTGAGGTAATTGATATAAAAGGTATGGCGACTACGGAAGCATTGCTGAAGCGAAAGCTGTTTATGTACAGATACCCGGATGAAAACTGTATATGGCTGGTGGAACGCAAGGCCGGTTGGATACGATATGAAGATTGCAAAAAGCGTAAAAAATAGGGAGGCTTTTATGACCAATAAAATTTTGCGGGGGGGGGTACTCCCTTAATGTAGTACCCGAAATGCACCTTACGAAAGTGGGGTGTTGGGTATGAGTGTTGCGCTGATGAGTGCAGGCGGCGGTAGCGGAAGTATTACAAGAGTAGAGCTTGTAGATTTGTCATTTTCACGATATAGTGGTAGTTTTACTAAAACGGCAGATGTTTCTTCGTATAAAGGATACAAAAAATTCACTAATGATAATTTTGTTGTTATGACGACATCTGTATATATGGGTGATAGCGACGCTTATGCAGGCAGCAGTTACAGTGTGTCTTACAATCAAGATACTGGAATTGTTACTTTTACTGTGAAGATAAATACGAACGCAAATGGCGGGTATCATCAACATTCTGCTTCTGCCAAAGGATATTTATTTTACTAATTAAAACAAGGAGTTATTTATGAATTACATGAATTTTGTCCGGGGGGGGGGTACTGTGTAAACCATAGTATCTCCGAAGCATCTCGTTTAGAAAGCGAGGTGCTGTGATATGGCATTAGCTTTGATGGGGCCTGGCGGTGGCGGAAGTAATAAAGAAATATCAAAAATGAAGTCTACAAGACTATGGACGAACGCAAACTCTTTTAAGAATTTTGACGGAAACGGTATCAAAGGAGGCCCTGGCTCCACACCAAATATTCCACTTTCAAATTTAACTGATTATGATGTACTCGCTATTGCGTGTAAATTATACACTAACAGTTCTAATGACAATCCATTTATTAACTATATTGGAGTAAAAGAACAAATTTTGAATGGGAAAAATGGTGGATTATTTATATTGTGTGGAGGAACTGGCGGATCTGCTGGCGTTTTTAGAAACGCGCGTCTTCTCTCTACTGGCCTTTGTGTTACGTGGGACACAGGATCACTGGACGGGGAACATGTATCTAATGATGGAGCAATTCCATTGTATGTAGATGGATTAAAGTAAGAGGTAAATATGAAAATCTATGATGAGATCACTAAAGAGGAGCTGACGGCTCCTGATGAAAGTAAAGGTTATCTGTATGATAGCCAGATTAAAACTGGCATGACTAAGGACGCCTATGAAGTTATGGTAGGAACTGTTACTGAGGATTGTCCGAATGGCTTGCGCCGTTTGATCCCCGGCCATGCTGTTTTTGAGGCTTGCCAGTTCTACCATACATATACCGACGAGGAAATCAAGCGCATGGAAGAGCAGGCTGCTGCGGAGCAGGCTGCAAAAGACCGTGAGGCCAAGATTGCGATGATTGACTCGATTGATGCGCAGGTGACTTATACTGCCATGATGACGGATACGCTGATGGAAGAGACTGATAGCGGTGAAGGCTCCGGCAGTGATGGCGCGGCTGATTCTACTGATAGCAAGGAGGCTTAATTATGTTTGAGAAAATTAAGCGTTGGTATCCGAAACTGTGGAACAAAACCATGGTGAAGAATGCTGTAAAGAAGGGTGTTATTACTCCTGAACAGTACAAGGAAATTGTTGGAGAGGAGTATAAAGCATGAGTGTTGCAATGATGGGGGCTGGCGGTATCGTAAACAATCGCGCTTCTCTAGTGCCTGCTATGACATCTAACAGTCAAAATGGTTATACAGTTTCTGCAAGTAATTACTATAATAATGATAGTAGCCTTTACCCAATTTGGCACGCTTTTGATGGCAACACCATTCGTGGTGGGTGGGCTGAACAAGCAAATGGTTCTACGCTATACGTCGGTGCCAGTAATAGAAACGTAGATGTTGATATTACATTTCCAAAAGAAGTATCCGTGCATGCTGTAAAAGTTATTGCATCAACCTATGAAGCTGGTGGTGTTCGACAGCCTGCAAGTGCCTCACTTTCCTATTGCAATAAATCCGGTTCATATATTTCAGTTAATATTAACCAAATAGCTGCCGGTAAATCTGGCACGACAGACGACTGTAATGGAGTCGAATATCCTAAAAGTAAAAAATGGCGTGTCACTTTAGTAAGATTGGGTGAATATATTGGGTTAAATCAGATTCTTTTATTTTAAATGTTTATTATCGAATTTAATTGGAGGTATATTTTATGATTAAGAATATTCTGCGGGGGGGGGGGTATAGTAATCTAAACTATACCTCTGATATGGATACTTGTGCCGGAAAGGCGGTGCGAGTATGAGTGTTGCGTTGATGGGACCTGGTGGCGGCGACTCGAATTTTAAAAAGATGTTTAAAGATTTGTCGTTTTCAAGTGCCGAAAGGGTTCTGCTCTGGACAAATAGCAATCACACAAATAATAACACAGGCAGTGTTACTGCCGATACTGGCTCTCAGCTTTATGCTGCTTATTGTATAACTGTAAAAGGGCACTCTTCTCTTAGTCCACAATATGTAGCTGAATTTATTGCTATTCGTGGTGCATCTCATAATGCCGTTGGTGGAATTGATAGAAGCATTTGGCGTGGTGTTAAAATTGATGGTTCAAACATTACAATAGGAACACCATATGCTGGTGAAACAACGCACTGGGAGAGTACCATTGTGTACCAGATTTATGGCATCAAAGGAACAGAACTTTAATTAAATTATGTTATAGCCTCGCACCTTGGATAGGTGCGGGGCGATTTTTTATTTTAAAGGAGAATTTTGTATGGAAATTAAGAAAAATATTACCGTGCAGGAGCGCGTGGATTTTGTGAATTTTGTTGTGGATACTTGCACGGTGGATAGCCGCTATGTACCGGCACTGTTTGATTTTGCCTGGCGTGCGGGCGTGGTGAAGTTTTTTGCACCGGAGGTTTGGGAGCACCTGGGCGGCCAGGATGATATTTGCGATTTTGTGTACAGCCGTGACGGCATTGAAATTGTAGAACACCCGGATATTGCCGAGGTCACCGCTGGCCTGTATGAAGCCTGCCAGGAAGAGATTAAGAACCGGCGCGAGGAATATATGGTGGTTTACCAGAGCGTGGCACACCCTGACCCGATGGACCGTATTGCGGATGCCTTTGAAGAGATTGCAGGAGCCATGAAGGGGCTGAATGACCCGGACATGCTGGTGGAGATTGCCAAGAAGGCCGGGCTGGTAGGGAAGAAGGCTGCACCGGCTGGTAAGGCTGTACCGCTGGAGCTTGCTAAGAAGGAGTAAGACATGGCTACGGTAACAACGCTGAAAGGTTTAGAGCTTGAAATGCAGCGGCGCATTAACCGTGCCCTACGTGGAGAAGTTGCGAACGAAGTAGAGAAATGCGTGCAGAAACATGTGCAGCAGGATGTTTTAAGCAAATATGAGCCTGTTGCATATGAACGGCGTGGCGGTGGCGGCCTGGAAGGTGAGGCCAATATCAAAAGCGCTGTACGAGACAAAACTTTGACGGTTAAGGATGTGGCACAAATAGAGGGGCCAAGACTCCCTGGTTACTCGGCCAGTCATGCTTCTGACACTGAATTTTCCAAACTGATTGAAGGATATGGAAAAGGCGTTGCGAACCCGTGGGGTGGCAGGAATGGTGCGTGGACAAAACCGCGCCCATTTATGACAAATGCAAAAAAAGAGATTGTCCGTGAAAATAGTCAGGTTCATGGGCGGATTGTAAAAGCTATAAAAAAGCAATTTCCTGAATAAACGGCAGAGGCTTCGGCCTTTGTCTTGAGTGGTTAGTGATAAATAACCGTTGAAGAGAAAGGCCGAAAGCCATAAGGAGGATAAAATTATGGCAGAAGATTTAAATATTAAGGTAAAGGTAACACCTGATACCAGTGGGGTACAGGGAGAGCTAAATGGACAGGCTGGTAGGTTTAATTTGCCAGTAAAAGTGTCACTGCAGAATGTTGCGGATATACAAACTCAAATTCAAAATATCGGCAAAAACATTGATGTTAAAGTTAATCTTACTATGGCACAGAACGGTGTAAAAAATCAACTAAATAGTTTAAAGAATCAAAAGGTTGATATGCAACTGTTCGACACCACGAAACTTACGCAGGAATTAAATAAAGTAAGCAGTGCTATTGAAAAAGCTGTCTCAAAGATTCAGATCGCTTTGTCTACAAAGATAGATTCTACAATGAAGGCAACTGCGAGCAATGTCGAAAACCTCGGAAAATCTTTTGGCACTATTCAGACAAGAATAGATTCTATTAAAAATACTGGCGACAAGGCTAAAATGCAGGCCGGCCTCGATACTGCCAAGAAGAACTATAACAATCTTATTCAGCTTGGCACATTGACAACAGAACAATTTAGTGGGATGGCTACTCAGCTTGCTATGGTGAATCGCCAAGTTCTTGACATTGTTGCGTCTGAAAAGAAATTAGAAAATCAAGCAGCAAGAGTCGCCAAGATCAATATGCGTGGCGATGAACTTATTGATTCTTACAATCGTGGTAATGCAGATTTGAAAGATGTGTATGATGCGTCTGCTAAGAAATATAGAACAAAAGACGACAGAAACGCAAAACGCAGATTGGATCGACAGCAAAATAGGATTAGCGGTCTCATTCAAAATTTCCAGAACAATCCTACGACAGAAAACTTTGATCTTCTATCTCATGAAATTACGATGTATGAGCGAAACAGCAATGATTTGCAGAGTACATTAAGAGCCGAAAAGAAAGAATGGGAAGATAACGAAAAAGCAAAACAGAATGCTGCAAAAGCTACTGCTGCCGTGGCAAAGAAGACGCAGGAAGCGCAACAAAAAGCAGAAGATGCACGAAAAAAGACTGCATCGAATTTGAATCAGCAATTTGCAAATTCTGATTTTTCTGATTCGCAAATTAAATATTTCGCAGCAAAAAACAACGGTTATAGCACTGCAGATATGAAGCGGTACTTCGCAAGTACAGACAAATGGAACATTAAGCTCAAATCCGCGATTTCCGCATTTAATAATGATCCTACTGAACAGAATCTTAAAAAGCTGACTACTACCTATAATGGATATATTACCGCCAAGAAAAAGTTGGATACTTCCTTGACTGAAGAAAAATCCAAATGGGAAAAGACAGCAGCCGGTATTAAAAAATCCGGGGAAGACCTTGGCAAAACATATTCGGCGCTTGAACAGAAAAAGGCAAAACTTGATTCTACTTACACCAAAAAAGTAGAAGGAACACAATTTACAAATCAGGCCATTGAAGATCTTGCAAAAGGGCAAAATGGCACGACCAGTATTGCTACATTGTTTACTGATGCAGAGACCGCGAAAAAAGATTTTGAAAAAAATATGGACAGCGGTTCTCTTGCACGATATAAAGCTGCAATAGAAGCTTTGACGCAGGCGCTTGCCAAAATGGACGCAGAGCTTACTGTAGCCGCAAAAAGCTCTGACCAGTTCAATAGTCAAATGCGGGCAAAACAGAACAAATACTCCAGTGAGATGACCCGGCTTAGTCAGTCCGGCACTGATTTACAGGATCTTGCAATAAGAACTGGCCATGGAAACATGGTTAATAGCAACACGGCGGAAGGCGTACTTTGGGGAGAAGTTTCTGACGCCAGCAAAGAAGCAAGAACCGCAATGGCGGAGTTCGATCAAAAGCTTGACACAAACAGCCTTTTGAAGTACGAGCAGGCATTGCAGCACCTAAAAGAGTTGCTATCTCAGTTCCGTGATGAACTGACGAAAACTATTACTGCTACTAATAAGATGGGCGATATTAAAGATACAAACGCCGCCCAAATGAGTGAATATCAGAAGAGTTTGCAGGAGCTTACCGCAAGATATAATACCGCTGTTGCAAGTAAACAGGCCAACGGTAAGGATATGGGCGGTTTGCTTGTCGGAACGGATTTAACTGCTATCAATGACGCTTACACTAAAGCAGATCAAGCCAAAGCGAATTTTGAGCGCGATATGAATCAGACTTCGCTGGCTGCCTACAAAACGGCCATGGCTGCTTTGGCGCAGGAAATTCGCAATCTGACTTCTGCTTTGGACTCTGCTGATAATTCTGCGGAGAAGGCATTTAGTTCGTTGCCAACACAGATGAATGCTGTCGAAGGCACCCTCAAGACGTTAAATGATACATATCGTGCGCAGCAAAACCGCGGTAAAAGTGATGCTGGCGTAGAAAGCACAATTCAGCTTTATACTGATGTGCTTAAAGAGATGCGGCAGATAGAAGCTTCTGGCAGTAATGACTATTCTCAATTCACGGAAATGTTCAAGAAGTTTGATTCGCAATTGCAAGCATCTGGCATTAACATCAATAACTTTACAGACTTCATGCGAGCCATGAATTCCGTGGCTACTCAGGCAAAAGTTTCTATTGGTGATCTTGGCAACGAATTCAAACAGCAACAGAGCATTGAGTCTTTGAATAAGCGCTTGAACAATCTACTGTATACCATGGAGCGCTATGTTGAGATCAATAAAAAGATCCAGGGCAATTCTGACGTAATGAACCAGTACAATAGTGTGAAATCTGATATTCAGAGTGCCTTGCGGAGTACAGATGGCGCATTTAAAGAAAGTACATTGTCTAAGGCTGCTGAAGGATTTTCGGCACTGAAAAAACAGGCGCAGGATCTTGAGCTTGAGGGTAAGACACTGAGCCAAGTATTCCAGAATCTGTTTGGCCAGCATTTTAGTACGATGGTCGCCATGGGTGCGCTGCATTTGATGCAGAATAGCTTACAGCAGGTTTATCAGAATGTCGTGGATATTGATACGGCTATGACGGAACTGAAGAAGGTTACGGATGAGACGAGCTCGACTTATTCTAAGTTTTTGAGTGACGCCGGTAACCAGGCCAAGGAGTTGGGCGCCAGTGTTAGCGATGTGGTTAGCGCGACTGCCGACTTTGCCCGGCTTGGATATAACTTACAGGATGCCAATGAGATTGCCGAGTCTGCCATTATGTTTAACCGTGTTGGCGACGGCGTTTCTGATGTTAATGAGGCCAGCGAAGATATTATTTCGGCTATGAAGGCTTTTAATATCGAGGCCGAAAACAGTCAGCAAATCGTTGACAAATACAACGAGGTAGGTAATAATTATGCCATCAGTTCGGCAGGTGTCGCGGACGCCTTGACTAGATCGGCCGCTGCACTGCATGCCGCCGGAAACGATATTAACCAATCTATTGGTATGATCGTAGCAGCCAATGATGTCGCCCAATCGCCCGAGCAGGTAGGAAATGCCTTAAAGGTACTTTCTTTACGTATTCGTGGAGCGACTACTGAACTTGAGGCCATGGGCGAAGATGCCGACGGAGCCGCGACCAGCACAGCAAAACTACAGGCTGAAATTAAGGCTTTGTCTGGCGTTAATATCATGAAGGATCGGGATACATTCAAATCTACATACGAAATCTTGGATGAATTGGCTGATAAGTGGGATAGTCTAACTGACGTCTCCAAGGCCAGCATCCTGGAGGACCTTGCTGGCAAAAACCGCGCCAGTGTTGTAGCCGGTATGTTGGAAAACTGGGATGATGCCAAGAAAGCCATGGAGACAGCACAGAAAAGTGCAGGCAGCGCAGAAGCGGAGTTGGAGACAGCATTGGATTCCGTGCAGGGCAAGCTCTCTCAGTTCCAAGCTACTTTTCAATCTTTTTCCGAGACCGTCCTCGATTCTGATTTAGTTAAAGGTATTATTGATTTTGGTACAAGCGCACTAGATGCTGCAGATGGATTTACCAAATGGGCCGGAGTAATCCCGACCTTGACCGCAGCATTAAGTGCCTTTTTGTCGTTGTCTGGTACGAAGACTCAGGGCAGTATTCAGATGCTCGCTTACGCAGTAGGAATAGCTGCGTAGGATGCAACCTGAGTCCTATTATAAATACCCAAACTGCTGGGAAAAGCTAAGAGCCGTGTGACCACAATAGGGGAATGATCCGCTATGACGGTGCCGAAAGGCAGAAACAACAACACGGATGCGATAAGCTGAGATAAAAGCTGCTATCGCGTAAGTTGACATAAGATATTAAAACTACGGGGCTTCGTGTAGTGCCAAGAACGAGGCGGTGATTGATTTGGAGGTGGAGGTGTGGTATGATTAAAGAAATAGCTCATAAGATGTGGAATAAAATACTTGTAAAACGAAATATATGGTGGTTGAACAAATACGGTGATGAGCTAAACAAAAAGTACAATGGTAAAATGCTTTTGATTGTGGATTGCGAAGTAGTTGCAGTTGGCTCATTTTTAAGTGACATGCCGCATAACAATGAACCTGGGGCACTGTACTGCCAAACAAAGATTGTTGATCCGTATAGGTATTTTGATTTTAGTAAGAAAACTTCTAAACCATAAAGGAGTAAATAAAAATGGCTGCATATACATTTGACGGAATTCCAGCAGGGGCGCTTACAATTGGTATTCTTGTGGATGTGTATGCAAATTTTGCACGAAAATGTGTTACTGGAATTATAGATACTGGGTGCTCAAATACATGTATTTCTGAGGAATTGGCAGGGATAATGGAGTTGCATCCTTGTGGCCATACAGAATATACTGTTGTTGGCGGAGATAGGGTTTCCGTCAATAAATACATGGTTAATATAATGATTGATGACACAATACCGTGCGGAGACATCGAAGCAGGTTCTTACCATAAAGGCTCGGAATTTTACGATGTGATTATTGGCATGGATATACTTAGTAAGTGCGATTTTGCAGTTACAAGCGCAAATGGCCACATGAAGCTAACTATGGAGTATCCTTCTAAACGAGACCTCGATTTTACAAAAGAATAACCGCAGGGTGGCACCTACGGCTATACATTTAATATTTTATGTCAGCTTACGCGGAGGCAGTGCTAAGTCGCGTAAACAATGTTTAATCAGCAGCCGGAGACCCGTGCAGTTTACTGCACAGATGGAGGGTGTGACCTCTGGGTTTCTGGTTCATCGACTGTATGGGTAGCCCTATTCTATGGCCTTTGCCGGATGGGAGGAAAGACAGTCAGAACATCATGGGAAAGCCATGAGAAGGTTATAATTTTACAACCATGGGTATTGACATACAACTAAAGGTGTGGTATTATAATTGCGCCGAAAAGTTAGGAATGTTGCAGCCACAGAATTAAAGCCACCTTTTCTTTAAACTGTAGGTCATTTATCTCCAATTCCTTGTCAGTACCCTTTCCGGTATAGTCGCTGGGTTTGTCCGCCTGGCGGCTTTTTTGTTTATAGGTATAATTTTGAGTTATCGGATTGTAAATATTTTTCTTGACATGAGGTTCAATTGAACTTATAATATAGAAAAGAGTTCAGATGAACTTATAAGGAGATATTTTGCAATGGAAGAATTGAGCCTTGACGGATTCACTTTGGTAAACCTTACGTCCGCTTCGACTTTACATCAAAAAAGGCTTGTGTTGGAGCTTACACAGCAACAAGTGGCTGACCGTGCGAACATAGACTTGCAGCAGTACCGTAAATTTGAATCCGGTGCAAGAGATGTACGCAGAGCCTCTTTTGATGTTGCTTGCCGTGTGATTAAAGCGCTGGAGATGGATGTTGGGAAATTTTTTGATGGTGATTATAGTTTTGGAGAAGAAATTTACAGCGAAAACGGCGAACTGAAATACAAAAAGACTGGCAGATCAACAAGCGATAATATTGACCAGTAATAAATACTTGATATAAAAGTAAGACCGCCCCTGCGAAGGGACGGCCTTTTATTGTTTATGAGGAGGTTTTTATGACTTTACAGATTACAGGAGACGCAAAAGAAATAGCCGAATTGATTGAGATGTTACAAAAGCAGTGCACTAAAGATGCCAAATTGAGAAATTATGTTTGCGGTTGCATCGAGAATAATAGTGGATCAATCAAATTGTCAAGACAAAATCTCGGGTGATTCAATCCATTGGGCATGTGTTTCATCAATTACTAGAACATCACAGCTCTCGCTAATTGATTGCAACCAGCCGTTATAATATTGCAATTTGGATGCTGTAGCGTTTATAAAACGCAGGTAATTTACACCTTCTTGAAGTGAAAATAAAAGACAATTAGAATTTATTTGCTGTTGTGACATAAGCTCAAGTGCTATTTTATTATCTCCTATTGCACTTATGCATATCCCATTTTCGTTTGTAATTTCTTCTATTTTATCGTCTACCAGCGTTGTTTGAAACACTTCACATATACCATTTTTTACTGCTGCACCGATCATAATTATATTTTGGCTTGTTGCATGTATTTTCAATTCAGTTTTCAAAGCACTTAGTTCTTCTTGAATAGAAATAGACGAGGCTGAAAGGCTAAGAAGAAATTTCTTTATTATAGCAGATATTGGTGAACCGTCATCAGCTATAAGATTCCCTGTGTATGCTATTCCGTGTCCACTTTTAGTTGTAAACACTTTTTGTTGGTAATTCAAAGATGAATAAAGAAGTGCTTGTCCATCTGGCGTTGGTTTTGGATTTAGCGTAAGCCGCTTGTCTGCTGTCATTACAATTCCATATTGGTTTGCTAATACAAGTACAAGAGACATATAGTATTCATCCCTTTTTAATTACCATTCATACCCACAATGGTTGCAGTGGAACTGATGCTTGATCTTCTGGCTAAAGATACCCAGCATCAGGAAATTGCCAGCCTTTTGAGTGACCGTAATTGGTTTGATGTCTGTGCTATGACATGTAGGGCAACGTGGACGAGTAGCTTCGCGTTCTGTACGTTCACGCTCGCGGCGGGCTTGGGATTCTTGCTGTGTATTCTGTTGTTGCTTTTCTTTTAATTGTCTTGTTCTAACATCAAACAATCCTTTGTTGAAGTCGGAACTATTATACACATAAATATTTCTTAGATACTCATCAATAATTGGACTCTCTGTTTCGTTGTCTATGTTCGCAATTGTATACTCTCTTTTGGAGATTTCTTTAAGTATCTGGTTTTCGCTTTTTGATAGAATTTCACAGAACTGTTGTTGTGTTAATAATTTTATTTTTGGATTATGACAAAACCAACATTCATGTTTTTCATCCTGATCCATTGCAGTAACATCCCCACAGATTGTACATATAGACATTTGGAGAGAGTTAAGATAATCGTCCATTTTATTCTCCTTTTATACTTAATGCGTTATTATGAATAAACCGCCAACAAGCAGAATCAGAATGCCGACGCCACTATCGGCAGCAGACATCGAACCCGTAAGCAACGCTAAAATTAAATAAGGAATCCCGATGATTGCCAAAATCATTATCAACCAAGTAAGGCAGCCAATAAAGTCCTTGCCGATATCAGATCTAATGTCGTCTTGTTCTCCCTTGTTTGGCGGATTGTATTGGGAATGCTGCGGCCTGTTTGTGGCTTTTGGACACTGAACCGGATTTTGTGATGTCTGAGTTTTAGGCTGTGGCATAGGAGTGTTTGTCGATGATGCATGAGTTGCATTGCTGTTTGGTTCGTTCTCCGAAAAGTTCCGATCAAATGCCTGCTTATAATGAACATACCCATCAATGCCCTTGCCAAAGTAGCCGTAATCATCCTGTTTGCCTGCCATGATAATCCCTCCGTCCCAAACACAAATTATAACCTTACAACGATTATATCACACTACTATCGTTGGAACAAGTGATCTTGAATCTTTTGAATATGTTTGGTACTGGTAAGAATGTCAACACTGGCAATACATATATGACATTCTTGGGTAAGGAAGCATTGACTGCTCGTGATGATGTTAAAGCCGTCATTAACGAAGTCGAAAAGCTAAAGAATGCTGCCGGCCAAAGTATCTCTATTAACGATACTGCTGGAATTTGGGGCGCGTTTTTGCTTGGAAAGAACAATCAGAATTATGACTTTTCAAAAAGCTTAGGCAACGACATAATTGCTCTACGGGCATACCTGGATGACGTAACGAATAAGGGGATGTCTGCGGCGGATGCCTTAAATGATGTACAGGTATCTGTATCTGGTACAACGGTTGAATTTGAAGATTTTGCTAAGAGTATAGACACTACAGGCATGCATTTTGACCAAGCGGCCTCTATTTATATTCCTGCATTTATAAAGCAACTGACCAGTGCCGTCACAATTACAACGGTAATGAAGGGCGTCCTCAAAGGGCTTGTTGGCATTATTGGAAATCTTGCCGTTGCTGCCGTTGCATCTTTGGCTATGGGTGCATTGATAAAAGCTGCAGAAAAGGCTGGCGAAGTTCTTCATAATTTCAAAGATAATACTTTCGGAAAATCTCTTGAAGAACAAAAAGAGCAGATTGACGAAATGGGGCAGGCACTGGACAATACGGCCAGCTCTATTGATTCCTACAAATCAAAAATTACAGACCTGAAAGATTCTATCGACAGTGGCACACTCAGTGAGCAGGAAGCTTATCAGGCACGCAAGGATCTGCTAGAAATACAGGATGAGCTGATTCAAAAATATCCTGAAGAAGCGTCTGGTATTGATCTGCTAAATGGCAGTCTGGAAACACAACTCGACTTGTTAAATGGTATTACTGAGGCAAAAGCTCGTGCTTATCTCTCTGAAAATAATGATATAATTCAGAAATCTTATGAGGAGATGACAAAGCAGCGCACCTATAAATCTACCGGCTTTGATAATTATCTTGAAGCTGATAGCAATGACATGTCTGAAATCGAAAAGATTGCTCAGAAATATGCGGACAAAGGACTGGCATTTGCTCAATATGGTTCTGAAAAGAATGGTAAGGCGCGTTACGATATTGAAGTGACTGCGGATGTTTCGCAGGCCAAAGATGCTATTGATGATTTTTATAACGACGTACAAAAAAGTAATCTTATAAGTGACGATGCAAAAGAAGCCTTATCTTCTCGTTTGTCGCAGTGGAGCAATGAAGCAAAAGGCATAGTTGACGAGTATGGTGATTACGCAAAACAAGCGGCCAAGTATGAAATTCAACTGAATGACACTTGGTCCAAGACTTACTCCGACCTTGAAGAAGCCCAGGAAACCTACAATGATGCCGTTGCCAAGAATGACGATAAGGCCATTGCGGCGGCACTGAAAAAGGTCAAGGCCGCTCAGGACGAATTTGCCAATACTGATATTGACAATAGCTTTGTGCAGCAGTATATGCAGGCGCAGGCGGATCAGTTGGACAGTGCTACGAAACTACAGGCTGTTCAGGCCGGACTTTCTGAAACCTTTAAGGGTACCACCTCCAACTACAAGTCTCTGAATGATTATCTTGATGTTACAGATCACAAAGCTGAACAGCTTACCGACAGTATCACTTATAATCTGAATGAACTTAAAGGTCTGGATGATATTGATATCCTTAACATTGGCAGCCTCGAAAAAGCAGGATCTGCATCTAAAAATTATACAGACGAACAAATTGCCTCGTATAATCGTTTAAAAGGCGTAGCAGATCAGCTTGGCGTTTCCATGGATGACCTAATTGATATTTTTGTCAAGATTGGTCTCGTAACTAGCGACAATATCAAGTATACCAACGAGTTTACCAGCTCCGCGTTGACCATGGCAACTGCAGCTAGCAAGGCTATATCCAGTGTTACTTCTATCCTGAATTCGCAGGGAACTGGCGTTAATGTTGATGCCGATTCTTACAGCGAACTGATCAAGGATAATGCTGAATACGCGGCCGCACTGCAATACAGCAACGGCACCATGCAGCTGAACCGCGAGATGGCACAGCAGCTTACCGAAGCAAAAGTAAAAGAGTCTGAGGCTTATATCAAGGTGGCTTACAGCCAGAACCAGGTCAAGTATGAGAAGGTTAAGAATGACCTATCCTATTACACAGATGAAGTTCGTAAATCCATAGAAGCTGACGCAGACAAGTTGAAGCAGTTTGACGAAGAAAAGGCTGCACTGGAAAGCCAGAGCCAAGCACTTCGTGACAATTGCCGTAGTTTGCAGATGCAGTACTCGGCTTTGATGCAGGCGAGTAGTGCCTACCAGGATTGGTTGAACGCACAGAATGCTACTGAATCCGGCGACATGTACGACAGCGCCATTGAAGCAAAGAAAGCTTTGGCCGAAGGACTGAAGAACGGCAAAATTGGCACGGTCAAGTGGCAGGCTGCTTCCGAGTTTTTGATCCCGGATGACTACGAGGGGACAGCTGCTGAATACATCAAGAAATTGAATCGCTACTTTAAGCAGGCCAGCGATGGTTCTGATGATGGTTCCGGCATCAACAACTTTATCACGGATAGCCTGAAGGCCGGGCTGATGAAGCAAGAGAGTGATGGCTCTATTAAGATCCTGGCAGACAAGACCACGGAAGATTTTGCAAAAGAGCTGAAACTTTCGCCAGATGCTGTGCAATCTATCTTTGGTGAGATGCAGGAGTATGGCTGGACCTTTGACTGGGGCAGCATGCTTGGCGACCCAATCACTAACTATAAAATGCAGCTGGACGACATTAAAGACCAGATGGCAGACCTTGAGCCGGATAGTGAAGCGTGGCAGGTTCTGGATGCCAGGGCAGAAGAGTTAGAGAGTGCTCTGGATGGGCTGTACCAGCGCAGCGGACTTGACCAGCTTGCCGATACGGTACAGCAAGCGAAAGACAATGGCGTTGAGCTAAGCGAAAGCGCCCAGCAGGCAGCCGATGCACTTGATTCTGCGGGTCGTGTGCAGAATGAGCTGGATATCTATGACAAACAGCAAGAGATCAATGAACAGCAGCAGAATCTGACCAATACTTCTGATTTTGAAAATCTGGCAAAGCTTAACCAGGAAATGACTGAACTTTTACAAAAGCGTCAGCAAATGGGTGAGCCTACAGATACTGAAATTGAACTGTATTTGAACCAGCACGCGGATGCCAACGGCGATATACCCAGTGATGTCGTTGAAAAGATGAAAAATGCTGGTGTTATCAAAGTTGATACAGAAGCTGATAAGTCGCAACTTGAACAGGCTTCTGATGAACTAGATGCTTTAAATGGTAAGGCAAAAACTCCTGTTAAGGTAACTGTCAATTCTTCTGATGCTATGACGAAGATTAGCAATCTTGGTACAGCTATAGCCAATCTTATCAAAGACTACACTATCAATATCAAGGTAAATCAGAGCAGTTCTAATTCTGGCTCTAGCGGAAAGAACCAAAAATCGACTCCGTATGTAGCGCAATATCACGGCATCAATGGTGCTTATGGTGGTGCCTTTGCCGGTGGCCGTACACTGGTTGGTGAACTTGGTAACGAGTTAGTTGTGAACCCGCATAGCGGCAAATGGTATACTGTTGGTGATAATGGCGCTGAGTTTGTAGACCTGCCTAAAGATGCTATTGTATTTGACCATAGCAAAACGAAGAAGTTGCTCGATCAGGGCTTTATTGGCGGACGCGGTGTTGCGCTGGCTTCTGGTACGGCCATGGATTCCGGCAGTCCGGGTAGGGGCAGTTATGTCGGCGGCAATGGTTACAAGGTTGGCCAAGACCCGCGGGTCAAGAGTACATACAAAGCAACTACTGCATCTACCAAGGCGACCAAGGACAATACCACCGCACTGGAAGAAAACAAAAAGGCACTTGAAAAGCAAAAAACGGCGCTTGAAAAGCAGAAGGATGCCCTTGAAAAGGAATCCAACAAGCTGAAAATCTATGGCCAAGCAGCCATTAACGAAATCGAAAAGCGTATTACTGCCCTTAATAAAGAAAAGGATGCGCAGGACAAGGTCTACGAAAGCCAGATCAAAGAACTTGAAAAGCGCAAAGAGGCGTTGCAGAAAGCCAATGACGAGGAAGACCGCGCTATTAAGCTGGCCGAGTTGCAGGATGCTTTGGAAAAAGCCAAGGCCAACCGCACTGTACGTATCTACAATAAAAACGAAGGTTTTGTATGGCGTGCAGACCAACAGGCTGTAAGTGATGCACAGAATGACCTGGATGATCAGAAGCGACAGTGGAAAAATGATGATATTCTGCAGGCTGTTGATGATGAAATTGAGCGCATTAACAATCTGAAAGATGCTTATGACGAGTCTATCGAAGCCCAAATCGACGACCTTGATAACATGAAGGAGAAGTGGGACGAGGTTATCAGCCTGATTGGCACAAGTTGGGAGTATTATCAGGCACAGCTTGCCGCGGCGGCTGAGTTTAATGGTATGAGCCTTGATGGAATGGCCGGTGCGTTGGACGGCTACAAGGACGATGTTATTGCCAACATGAAAGCAATTGGTGATACGTCTGCGGAGATTGACCGTGTGACCGAGGCCATTGACGCCTTTGAGGAAGCATCCAGTAAGAGCGGCGGCTCTGGTAGCGGCGGTAGCGATGCGCCGGAAAGTTTTGGCATTGACGATGGCAGCACCATTGGCGATGGTCTGTTTGATGGGCTTAGTGACAGTGCAAAAGCAGCCAAAGAGGAACTGGACAAACTGCTGGAGAGATACGAAGATCTTGGCGACCGCAATGAAGGGCTATCTGAAAGCCAGCTTGCTCTTGTAGACTCTATCTCCCAAATGACCGTCGGTACGAAAGAGTACAGCATGGCCAACATGGAGTTGAGTGATATACAGAGCATTGTTGGCGATAGATATACCGAGATGGGCGATCTGGCTGAGCAGTACCGTGAGTCTGTACTTACTAACAACGAGTTGACGTGGGAGCAGAAGGATGCGCTGCTGAGCAGTTTCGATGAGATTGTGGCGTCTTACAGCACGGGCTATGACACCATCGGCGGCCTGATGCAGAACTACATGGACACACTTGTCAGCAACACGGAGTTGTCCACTGCTGACTATCAGGCGCAGATGGATGCCCTTGTGGCTTTTGCCGACCAGCATGGTGTCAGCTACGATTCCATAATTCAATACCTGTATAACACAGAGGCAGAATTGCGGAATACTGGTGCTACCACGGAAGAAATTAGTAGCGCTATGTCGTCTGCGGTTTCTGCTGCGTGTTCGGCTATGAATGCAAGCTACGATAGCGTGATTGCGAAACTTGTTGAACTGAAAAAGCAACAGGCAGCCATGAACGCTGTTAAGGGTGCTGCTGGTGGAATCAATGCGAATACTGTTGCTCGTTATGCCACTGGCGTTATCGGCGCAGCCACTACCCATATTGCCATTACTGACGAGCAAGGCCCTGAAATTAAGTTGCGCAAACCGGCTGCTGGCAACTACAGTCTTGTCGAGCGTGGCACTAGCATTATTCCGGCAGAACCGAGTGCGAATATCTGGAAAATGGGACTTGACCCGGAGCAGTTTATCAGCCAGCACATGCCGCAGCGCAGCATTAAGAGCGTAGAGATTACGCAGCCGGATGCAAGCGGTGTGAGTGTAAGCGTTGGCGATATCCAGATGTATGGTGTGAACGATGTTGAGAGCTTTGGCCGCGTGATTCATGAGCGTGTTGGTACGATTTTTGCCCAGGAGTTTAGCCGACGCTAAGTTATAAGGTGTTTTGAAAGGTAAGGAACGGTGATTTCGCCGTTGGGTGTGATGAACACCGGGTTAGAGGTGGGTATAAAATAGTGCCCTAGGGATCGTGTTTCTGGGGCTTTTTGTTTTTTTATGGAGAAGAACCCATGAATAGTGTTGATGTAGAAGCGCTGCGGGAATTGGCAGCGCAGATCAAGCGGCACTGTGAGCGGCTGATGATGCGGGCAAGTTTTGACCGAACATCGGTTGGGCAGGTGACTGCAGTAGGGGAGGATGGTACTTATACGGTAGCAGCCTTTGGCGGCAGTTATGTTTTGCCATACAAGGAAAAACTGACTGTTGGTGCCGTTGTGCGTGTGAAGGTGCCCCAAAATAACTGGAAAGAAATTTACATTGAGTCGGTTGCATAAAAAAATACGCAGCTGTGATAAACACTGGCCGCGTTACTATTGACAATACTTGAATTTGATTTTATAATAATAATAGAGCTAAGGAGCCGAGACATAGACGGCCACCTCAGTTCGATATGTACATAATGGCTATACCATCATAGCACAAGACCGTTCTGGTTGCGACAGGGCGGTCTTACTTTTTATCACGAAAAAACGCGATAACGGCTATGATAGTTCCAATGCCGGAGAAAAGACAACCAAGGATAGAAGTCCAATCAGAGACAGAAAGATCTTTCATTGCACATCACCTCCTGATAAATAAATTTACCGGAAGGCAAAAGTAGTGCTGGCTCCACATTTACCTTACTGGTATATGGGAGATGACCGCCTATACGTCTATGGAGGACGGGAATGATCGATGAAGTTCCCAGGTTCGACGCTCGGCTCCTTAACTCTGTTATTATTATAGTATCTATGTAAAATATTGTCAATTGAATACTGACTTTATGCCGCTTAGTCCTGCTGTGGGACTGGGCGGCTTTTTGTTTTTTTTATAAGAAAGAGGTGATGGAAAGTGGCACAACCGGTGCTTTATACAATCCCATCGTTTGACGCCGCTGTTGGCGCAGACATTCCATTTGCCTATGATGGCGAGCAGGTATTTGGCAATGAGCTTGTAATCATGGACAACTCAACAGGTGCGCAGGTTTACAGTAAAAAGACAGACTGGATGAAACTGGTGCATACGGTAGCCGGTGGCAGCGGCCTGCAAAATGGCAAATATTATGCCTGCAAGGTGCGTGTTTACAACAAGGCCGGAGAGGCCAGTAGCTGGTCGAGCTTGCGGAGCTTTTATTGTTTTACGACCCCGGTTTTTAGTTTTACCAATATGGTAAATGACCAGATCCTGGAGAACAGTGAATACACCCTGCAGATGAGCTACACCCAGAAAGAGAACGAACCGCTAAATACTTATAATGTCATTCTTTACAATTCCAGCCGTGTGCAGCTGAGTAAGAGTGCGACTATGTACGGTACTTCGACGCTGGAATACGGACTGCATGACCTGGCAGATGCGACCCAGTATTATGTGCGCTGCCTTGGCGAGACCTTAAATGGCATGGTGGCTGATACAGGGTATATCCCGTTCAGCGTAAAATATATCGTGCCTACGTATTGGACCTATGTTGATTTAACAAATAACAAAGATGACGGCACTGTGCGCATATCCTCGAACATACGAACGATCGAGGGCAAATTTACCGGCAGCGGCGACCCTACTTATATCGACAATGCCAAGGTTGACCTGCGCAAGAATGGAGACCGCGTGATTTTCCATGAGGGCTTTGCTTTGCAGGGAAACTTTACCGTGAAGATGCTTGGCAGCGATTTTGGGCAGAGCGAAACGATCCTTGAAATGGTGGACGGTAATGATACGACATTGACTGTGAAATATATAAAAGGCTGGTTTGCCGAGGGCAGCTATATGGCGAAGGGGCAAAGTGCAACTAATTCACTGTTGGGAATACAAGTACCGTATCTTGATTTGCGTTGTGCTGTAAAGGGGGATGTAATTGCTTATGCGATGCAATCTGAGCCAATGGGAGAACCAGGAAGTGGGCAGGAATACCTGATTAAGGTACAAAAGAACGGTGATGTGTTTAATATTACTACGCAGGTGGTAAATACTGCGGACTATGTAACAACAGCAGAGGAGGTGTGATGACATGTTTTTTATGGGCAAATGTATTGCAGGTTATAAGCACAGCCTGGATAACACCAGCGTGACGACCGATATTGTTGAGAACGTATCGATTGGCGGCGGCATTTTTGACCGGCTGTTTATCACACGCGCTGTTGCAGACCAGCCGACAGAGTTCCCCGGTTGGGACTACGATACGGTTATGGACGCACAGTTTAACGGTGACTTGATGGGCGGCAACATTGTTTACCAGATCGAGCAGATCTCGGCCGTGAGAATCAAGCGCCGCAGAGCCGGCAAGCATGAATGGCTGACCTTGTTTGAGATCCCGGTGAAAAAAGAGGACGACCTGAAATTTGAAAAATACGATAAATACGCTGCCAGCGGTGTGAAATATGATTATGCCCTTGTGCCTGTGATTGATAATGTGGAAGGCTATATTAACCAGAACAGTATTACACCGAGTTTTAGCGGATGTTTCATTTTTGAGAAAGAAGACGGTTGTTCCTCTGACCTGGATATTACGAAGGGGACGATTACAAGAACAAGGCCGTCCAATGTGGTGACAACGCTGAGCGGCAAATACCCGTATGTGGTGAGCAACGCCAACACTGACTATGAGAGCGGACAGTTCAGCATGATGTTTATGCCGAAAGACTCTGACGGAGAATATACAACTGAGAATGATTATATTTACCGTGAAGATATAAAAGCATTTTTGAATGATGGCAAGCCAAAGATCATGAAACTGAGTGATGGCCGTATCTGGATGATTGCTACCACGGATGGGCTGACTGAGGACAACGGTGAAGTTGAGCATTACGTACACCACAGCTTTAACTGGGTTGAGATCGGCGACCCGGAAAGTTCCAGCGATTTGTACAACAATAACTTTATTGATGTGAATCTGGAGGGGTGATGTGCCATGTATGATATACAGCAAACGGACATTGACCTTTTGCAGCAGCGTGTAAAAACGATTTACACCAAGATCCAACTGCTGAACAACCAGATGACTGTTATTGACGAGATAGACGGTGCTTTTATTGACGGCAGTGTATCGATTGATTCCGGAAGTGATATACGGCGGACTTTTGATGGGACAATCCTTGTAAAGGATGAAAGTTATATGACGGCCGAGACTTCCCGCGTATGGCTGGACAAAAAGATCCGGGTATATATTGGCTTTTTACATCAGCGCAGCGGCGAAGTATGCTGGTACACGCTGGGCGTTTATAACTTTTGTGACAACTCTTTTACCTATAATGCAACTACACAAACACTGAAAATCAGTTGCCTGGATTTAATGAGCGGCCTGAATGGTGAGTTGGGAGGGACATTGATTGGTTCTGAGACACAGATACCGAAGGGCAGTGATATACGCGATGCAATGGTAAAAACTGTGACGCAACTTGGTGGAGTGGGTAAATATAGGATTGGGTATCAGACAAGTGAAGTACCCTATGATATGAGTTGGGATACAGGCACAACGGTATGGGAGATACTGGAAGAATTGCGAGACCTGTATTACAGCTACGAAATGTTTTTTGATGAAGATACTTTTGTGTGCCAGCGTGTGCCCATGAACAACGAAGAGCCGCTTGTACTGACGGATGATGTTTTTGGAAAATTTGTTATCTCGGAAAGTTTGACGAACTCCTTTAGTGAAGTGAAGAATGTGATTGAGGTTTGGGGGGAAACTACCAAAAGTAATTATTATTCTGACAGCTGCACATTTGAAAACGGCATTTACACTTTTAAGGTGACGGGCGCACAAATCAAAGACAACAAGAAGTTCAGTTTTTTGGCGCCGGAGACAAATCCGGGTGAGTGCCAGATAAAGATCATAAATGTAGAGACTGATGCCAAGACTGGCAAAAAAAATGAAAAAGAATATGGCCCTTATAAGCTGTACCGTAGCGCCGTAGATGATACCGGTGAAGATGTTTTGCTGGAAGCCAAGACTATGGAGGCCAAGAAATACTATGTGGTAAAGCTGAAAAAAGAAAAGATGTATTTTGTTGGACAGACACAGGTGCATGCTATGGTGCGGTTGGTAAATGCCTTGCCTAGCGCGGAACAGGCCAAGAAGGATAAGGAAAATTTTGCCTGTGACAACCTTGGCTATGTGGTGAACCCGGAAAGCCCATTTACTATTGACAAAATAGGGGAGAGAATCAAGGTTTGCAGCAGCGGTGACTATGAAAAGATTTACACGGATGAACTGGCTTTGCAGCGTGCGGAATATGAACTATATGTTGGCAGCCGCCTGACGGATAGCATTAGCGTGGAGTGTATTTTGATACCATGGTTGGATGTAAACCAGAAGATTAGTTATAAGCCGCATATGACTACCTACAAAGAGCCGAACCAGTACATGATAAGCAGTTTGAGCTTTGACCTTACCAGTGGGACTATGACTGTAAAAATGGCCCACTTTTACCCGTATTACCCGAACACGGTACAGTTGGTGCCGACGGTGACAGTGACAAGTTGAGAGGTGAGTACCTTTGAGCAAAACATATACAGACCTGCAAAACAATTTCCCGGACAGTGTGGATACGCTTGACAAGATGCAGGATTTGAATACAAGTACAAAAACAATGGCTGACCGCTATTATTCCATGGTGGAGGCCAACAATATTACAGGCGCTAACGAGTATCTGGTGCAGAACCCCTCGTTGGCACTTTCTGTTTTTAATGCCGACAAATACAATAAACTGCGAGATGCGATCGTATCTGTGGAGCGCTTTTTCTATGATGAGGTGAAGCTATATATTGGCGATAAGCATGAGCAGTACGAGTCCATTGACGGCGGGGCTTATTGATAGGGGAGAAGCGTTATGGGAATTAAATTTAAAAGACAAGGTGGCGGCTCGACCAACTATAACTCAGCCAAAGCGCCTACAAGTTTGAATTATGGCGAGCCTGCCGTTGACAGTGAAGGCCGCATTTATGTTGGCAATGGACAGCGCCAGGTAGTGAGCCGCGTAAAAATTGCCGACAGCTGTACCAATGCGACCAGTGCTACGACTGCGGTGCGAGCCACGAATGCCAGTAATGCCGACCGGGCAAAATTCGATTTGCCGCTGTACCATGCTTATCTTTCGGCGTCCAGCTGGAGCAATTATGGGAGTTATTATACACAGTCTCCCAGTTGTTACGCAGAGAGCGGCGGTCCTAGTATGACATCCGACATGCAGTTGAGCCCGCCTATGACGCAGGGCACAGGGGTGCAATCCACAGACGAATCGCTAATGGAAACGCTAAACATTATCAATGCGGGAACGACTACGCCCGGTTACGGAAGAATTACCGTAAAGGTTTGGGAAAAACCGGAGACAGACATTACTGTGTATTATTACGCACGATAAACTGACAAAATAGGAGGTGAAGCTAAATTGGCAATATCCTTTGAAGAATCCAGAAAGAAATTTGAGAGCGCAATAGCGAACGAAGCTGCCGAACCGGCAATGCTTGCCTCCTTTGAGGAAGTAGAAGCAGTGGCAGCGGAACCTGTTATGCAGGCCGTTGTTGGAGACGATTTCACCCGCAGCGACAAATATAAATGGTATGACCAGTATGAGGACAGTGCATACTCGACCATTGATAAGCTGAAAAACATCAAGATGGACGACAACCAGATCAACCTGACACAGGAAGATAACAGCCAGTTTATCCCGTTTGAGATGCCGCGCTACTATGATGGCGTTGACCTGATGCAGATGCTGATCCAGGTACATTATGTTAACAAGGAAAACCAGGACGGCATTGCCACGCCGGTAAATGTTACATACAGTGTGGACAAGATCCACTTTAACTGGTTGGTCGACAAGAACGTGACCAATGTTGAGGGTGAAGTCGATTTTGAAATCACGGCTACCGGTTCTAACGAAAAGAACGAATCTTATCTGTGGAAGAGCCGCCCGAATGGCAAGCTGAATATTTTGAAGTCCTTGGCCGGCAATGGTGTGATTAAGCCGAGCGACGACTGGTACACCGGTTTTGTGCAGCTAATGGACGAGAAGGTTTCGGAAGCTACCAAACAGGCACAGGCTGCTGCCCAGAGTGCCACCGAGGCCAAGACGGCTGTTGCAAATGTGGACAGCAAGATTTCCAGCGCTGCTGCCGGTATCAAGCATGAGCTGCAGGCCGACCTGGATGCGAACTATGCCAAGAAAACAGAGCTTGACACGCTGAAAAACAAGGTGGATAACCTGAATGGCCTGGCCGATTTTGATGTGACCTTTAACAATGACACGAAGGAAATGACTTTCCTGAATGGCAGTGAGGAAATTAAAAAGGTCGCGATCGACACCAGCCCTTCCGCTGAATGGGTGACTGCTTACGGCAAGACAGTAGACAGCAAAGTTTCTGCCGCCGTTACGCCTGTGCAGACGGAGTTGACCGAGTACAAGACCGCCAATGACAAGGCTGTAAAGGATTTGCAGGACAGTGTTGGCAATCTGCCGGAGACGCTGAAAACTTCTTATTATAATAAGGAAGCCACTGATAAGCTGCTGAAGGAAAAGGCGGATGCCTCTGTTATTGACGGTATTCGCAACGATGTTACGCAGGCAAAGAATAATGTAGCTGATATGCAGGGCACGGTGGACAGCCTGAATACTGCTGTTGGCGAAATTCAGGGCAAGCTGGATGACATTGGCAAGAATGCCGGGCATGAGTATGACATTACCTACGAGGACAGTAAACTGACACTTATGGAGGATGGCACGCCGAAGACGCAGGTGACGATTGTTGGCGGTGGTGGCGGTGGCCCTGCTGCGGGCAGCACGATTACGATCGAGCGTATCGGCGAGTCTGCAATTACGGCTGTTGCCGGTGACCCTGTTGTGGTCAAGTTCCGGTTCACGAGTGTGGACAGTGCGGGCGATGATACAGGCAATGCGACAGGCACATGGTATGTTGGCAATACAAAGGTTGCTACCCAGACCATTATGCAGGGCGAAAACAGCTTTGACATCACGAAGTATCTGCACAGCGGTGAGAACCAGATCCGTTTGACAGTTGTAGACAGCATGGATACGACAGGTTCCAAGAAGTGGAGTGCCAATGTCGTTGATTTCTATCTGGAATCCACCTTTGATGACAGCCTTTTCTATAGTGGCGAGGTCACGGTGCGCTATACACCGTATGGCAGCGTTGAGAAGAAGATTGATTTTGCGCTGGACGGTAAGTCGATTGGTGGCACGACTACCAGTGTGACTGGCCGACAGATGACCTATTCTATTCCTGTGCAGAAGCACGGCAGTCACCTGTTGGAAATCAGCATGACGGCGGAGATCAACAGCAAGACCGTTAAGTCCAATGTCATCAAGAAGGACATTATGTGGGTGGCTGAGGGCGAGACTGCACCCATTATCAGCTGTGCTGTGAGAGATTACGAGACGAAACAGTACAACAAGGTGTCCATTGAGTACACCGTATACGACCCTGCGTCCAGCACGAGCACTGTAAAGCTGGCTGTGGACGGCGTGACCGAGTCTACCCTGACTGTTGGGCGCACAAAGCAGATCTGGAGCTTTAAGAGCGCGAACAAGGGCAAGCATACGCTGACGATCACTTGCGGCGAGACCGTAAAGACGATCAGTGTGAATGTGGTTGACCTTGGCGTTGTAATCGAGCCTGTTACTACGAACCTAGCCTTTGATTTTAACCCAAGCGGTAAGACCAACGCCAGTGCAGACCGGCTTTGGACCGATGGCCAGACTAGCCTGAGTGTAAGCGATAACTTTGACTGGAGCAATGGCGGCTACCAGATCGACAGTGACGGCGATACCTATTTCTGCGTAAAAGCGGGCACCAAAGCCACGATCGATTATAAGCTTTTTGCCGATGACGCGAAGAAACTTGGCAAGAACTTTAAGATGATTTTTAAGACCACCAACGTGCGGGACTATAATGCTACGGCGCTGACTTGCCTGAACGGTGGTATTGGCCTGAATGTGCAGGCCCAGAAAGTTGCACTGACCAGTGAGCAGAACAGTATTGAACTGCCCACATGCGAAGACGACTTTATGGAATTTGAGCTGAATATTCTGCCGGATAGCCAGTACCGCGAGATGGTGCTGTGGCTGGATGGCATCCCATGCCGTGTACAGCTGTATGAATCCAGTGACAGCTTTACGCAGGCAAACCCGGTTGGCATCACGATTGGTTCTGACGATTGCGATGTGTTGATATATCGCATGAAGAGCTATATGATGAACCTGACTGACGATGAGATCCTGGACAACTTTATTGCAGACGCCAAGAACGCTGACGAGATGATCGAGCGGTACAACCGCAACAACATCACGGATGCAAGCGGTGAGCTGAACCCGGACATTCTGGCGGAGCGCTGCCCCGACCTGCGTGTTATCAAGATCAGTGCTCCTACCTTTACTACCGGTAAGAAAAACGAAGTTGCAAACACTGTTATCCAGCAGATCTACAAGAACGGACGCGCCGTTGAGGACAACTGGACGGCCAACGGTTCCCACAAGGGACAGGGCACAAGCTCTGACCACTATGGCGAATCTGCGCGTAACATCGACATTAACTGTAAGGGCGGCTTTACCTTTGGCGATGAAAGCACCGGCTCTGTGTATGCGCTGACGGAAAACAGTGTGGCGGAGAATTACTTTAACATTAAGGTCAATGTTGCATCGTCTGAAAATGCAAACAACGCACTGCTGGCAGATGATTTCAACGAGTTTAACCCGTACATTCGACAGGCACGCAAGGATAACCCGAAGGTGCGCGACACGATGGCTTTCTACCCGTGTGTTGTTTTTGTGCAGGAGACGGATATTGAGAACAGCACCGTGTTCCATGACGGTAAGTGGCATTTCTATGCCTGCGGTGACATCGGCAATTCTAAGAAAAACAGCAATACAATGGGTATGGACCCGGATAATCATAAGGAAGTTATCATCGAGATTGACAACAATACCGATGAGCAGACTCGATTCCTGAGCGGCGATTTCTCGCAGGAGACTTGGGACGGTGACCACAGCTTTGAGTTCCGCTACATCAATAAGGCTTGCACCGAAGAGGAAGTACAGGCTGCGAAGGATGCGTGGATTCGCGTGCAGAACTGGGTCGTGAATGCGAGTGACGAGGAGTTTAAGGCGCACTTTGAGGACTATTTTGTCATGGACTCTGCGCTGTATCACTACTTGTTTACAGAGCGCCACACCATGGTCGATAACCGTGCAAAGAATGTGTTCCCGCATACGAGTGACCTTATCCATTGGGATTTCTGCTTTGACTACGACAACGATACCGCGCAGGGCAACGACAACGAGGGCGGACTGACCTTGAGTTACGGCTACGAGGATACGGACACCATCGGCACTAAGAGCGTGTTCAATGCCAGCGATTCCAAGCTGTGGTGTAAGATCCGCGACTTGTTCCCTGACAAGCTGGCGGCTATGTTCCGTGACCGTGAAAACGCATTGGCATGGAGTGCATCCCGTATCCTGAAGAAATTTGAGGATTATCAGAATGTAAAGCCGGAGCGCCTGTGGGTCATGGATATGCGGCGCAAATATTTCCGCACTTACGAGGAAAATGGTACGACCAGCTATCTGCCCATGATGCACGGCAACAAGCGCCATCAGCGCCGTCAGTTCCAGAAGTATCAGGAAAAGTATATGGCCTCCAAGTACAGCGGCAGTGCTGCAACCAGCGATGATATGACGATTCGCGGTTATACGCCTGTGAACTGGACCGGTGTGAAGCCTGACGGTACATTCCATATCGTGCCGTATGCCGATACTTATGTGAGTGTGTTGTATGGCTCTAACCCTGTGAAGGTGCGCGGCAAACGTGGCCAGACCTATGAGATCAAGTGCCCGATTGCAGCCATGAACGATACCGAGGTCTATGTTTATAATGCAAGCCTGATCCGCAGCATTGGTGATATTTCCGGTTTCTACCCCGGCTATGTTGACTTTAGCCATGGAGTGAAGCTAACTGACCTGCAGATTGGCTCCGGCGTGGAAGGCTACAGCAATACGAACTTGACCGACTTTGCAGTTGGTAACAATACGCTGCTGGAGCACCTGAACCTGCAGAATGTGCCGAAGCTGCAAAAATCTATCAGCCTGGCGGGTTGTACGAATCTGACCGAGTTCCTGGCAGATGGCAGCGGTATCACCGGCGTTGTGTTTGCTATGGGCGGCAAGATTAAGAAAGCTACGCTGCCCGGCATTGCAAGCCTGACGGCCAAGAACCTGAATTACCTTACGGATTTGACGATCAGTGACTACAGCAAGATCACAACTTTGGTGGCCGAGAACTGCCCGACCATTGACCTGGTAGAGATGCTGGGTAAATGCACCGGCCTGAACCGTGTGCGCATTACCGGCGTGGATTGGCACCTGGAGAATACCAGCCTGCTGAATAAGTTGCTGGCTATGACCGGCCTGGATGAGAACGGCTACAATGCTGAACATTCTGTACTGGCCGGTAAGATCAATGTGCCTGTGCTGCGTGAAAAGGAACTGGAGATCTTTAACGAGCAGTGGCCTGACCTAAAGCTGACCTATAACACGCTGATCAATACTTTTGCATGGACTTTTGTGAACAAGGACGGTAAGGTTCTGGATGTCCAGTACGTGGACAAGGGCGGCAAAGCTGTTGACCCTGTGACCCGTGCGGACAATCCTATCCCGACACCTACCTTGGAAAGCACCATCAGCACTGATTTTACTTTTAGCGGCTGGGATACTGAGTTTACGCCTGCCTTTAGCAATATGACCGTTACGGCTGTGTATACCGAGAGCGTGCGCAAGTACACTGTGCGTTACATGAACCGTGGCATTGTGATGCAGAGCACTGTGGCCCCGTATGGCACGACCGTGCTGTATACCGGCGAGACACCGACCTATACCGGTGAGGAAAGCGCTTATAAATTCTACTTTTTCAGCGGCTGGGATAAAGGCGGCTATGTGACCGGCGACAAGGACATCAATGCCGTATATGACAGTTTTGAATACACGAGCGGATGCTTTGACGGCAAGGAAATTGGCGACATGAAGCCTGTGGAGATCTATGCTATGACGAAAGTTGGTGTAGAATCCAGCGTTGTTACGGATAAAGACCAGGTACAGATCACCTTTGGCTCTGACTTTAGCTACGACGACATCAAGGAAAATGTGCTTGTGAAGAGTCCGATTGAGTTTACGGGCAAGAATTACCTGGATACTGGTGTGAAGCTGCTGGATGAAGACCGGGATTTTGTGCTGGCAATAGATTATATGATGGCGGCTACTACTACAGCGAACTCTGTACTGGCACAGTGCTACCAGCAGAATGGCATGAATGGTTTCCGGCTGTGGTACAACAATGGTGTTAAAGCAGCCTGGGGCACCAGTTCCAGCAAAGAAAGCGCTGCCAGCACAGGAGCGCGTGAAATGCTTGTTATCCGCCATGTGAAGGGCGACAACAATTTGTACATATACACCTCTAATATTAGCGGTGTTGATATAGGTTACGAAAACCTGCAGAGAGACCGCACTACAAAGACGGATGCCACACTGGTATTTGGATGCAGTAAGGCTGATGACGGAGCGTTCGAGAACCATGCTGTAGGCAGTGTGTACTGGTCAAAGATCTGGTTTGCAGACCTTGGCGATGCTGCATGCCGTGAACTGGCCAGCTGGACGCATGAAACACGTACTTATGAGGTGGCTGGCTTTAAACGGTATTACCTGAGCGACAATACATCGAAGCGCTGCTCTATCACATTGCTTGATACTGTTTTGTTGGGCGGAAAAATGCAGATGGACAAAGACTACAACAACAATGGAGGCTGGGCGAAACCCACCACATTGAACACCTATTTGAATAGCCGCTTATACAAGGCACTGCCGATTGGCTGGAGACAGCTGATCAAGAAGGTGCAGATCCCCGGCAGCATTGGTGGTGGAAAAACTGACATTGCAACATCGGACTGCTATTTTGCTGTGCCGAGTATTATTGAGGTTTATCCGACACAGAACTATGAGCCTTACATTTACGAAGGCACCGGTATCAGCTTTATGACGACTAATGAAAGCCGTAAATGCAAAGACCAGAATGGTGTATATCAGATGTATTGGACAAGATCTCCGTTTGTGTATAACAACTATTCGAGCTATTATATTGCAATCAATGCTGACGGTGATATGTCTAATTACGAGACACCGAATACGTCTTACAGTGTCCGCGATATGTTCAGCATTTAAGGGTGGTGATTGAGTGTTTTACAAAGTTATGTATAATGGCCGCGTGATTGATGTGCTCGATCACTTGACCTATGTAAAGTATCAGCCAAAACATAAAGTAATGGTCCTGTGCGCCGTAGATGATGCACAGGGCTTTATTTCTTCTGACGGAAATACCATCTGGCACACACAGGATTTGTACAAGATTCCTGTGGACGGTTTTGACACCGTGGAACTGATACCAATTGATACCTATGAGTATCAGCAGTTGAAGGCACTGGGCGGCAAGACGCCGGAAGAAATTATAGATGCTTACACTTTGACCTTGCTGGAAGGGGGCGTGCTGTGATGGAAGTGACCCCGTTTGTGGCGAGTTTAAGCCGCCTGTATAAGGGTGGCCGCATTGGCACTGCCACCATTCTGGCACTGAAAGAGGCTGGGAAAATTAGTGAGGATGAGTACCGGCTGATTATTAAAACGAAAGGAGTGTGAGCATTTTGTATACCTTTTTGATTGGTGAAGATAATACGTTGACTGCTACTGTGGTGGAACGCATCATGGAGCGGAGCAAGCTGGTGGACAGTTTGCACTTTTTGGCAGAGCCTACATATAAAGACGTAGATATGTCTGATTTTGTGGTGATGCTTGAGTATGTACTGCCGATTAGTAAGAAATATAAAACCGAGATTTTAGAGTTGTCCGATGAGCGCTACAAAGACATGCTGGAGTACAAGCTGCCTTTTGATACGGCGCTGACCAGCGAACCCGGTGACATTGAGATCCAGCTGACCTTTGCAAAGGTGGAGCTGAGTGCTGACGGCGAGGGAACGCAGTATGTACGTAAGGTTGGCCCCGGCAGCATTAAGATCGTGCCGATCTCTGCCTGGAGCGATATTGTGCCGGATGAGGCATTGAGTGCTATTGACCAGAGACTGCTGGCAGCACAGGCCATGATCAAGTCCCTGAATGAGCAGAATAACACGATTATGAAGTCTAAGGCAGACAGCCTACGCTATAAAGACAGCATTTTGCAGCTGACCGCACAGGGAAACCCGATTGGCGCAGCTGTAAAGATTGAGTCCGGCAGTGGCGGCGGTACTGATCCCAATGACGGAAGTATCCGTGTGGTTGAGTTTTAACGACTTGGCCGCACGGCTTTTTATTTTGTGAGAGAGGAGGAACCAATTATGGCTACTTATTCCAAGCTTGGTTACGGTAATGCAGCGAACCTGGATACCGCAATCACGAACGGCAAGATCGACGGCAAGGACATTGTTATCACCAAGGACACTAGCGAGTTCTACTACATCCGTGATGACAAGACCAAGCAGGCGATTCGTCCGCGCCCGGCAATGTACAACTCTGTGAGCGCAGCCGAGAGCGACCTTGCAAAGAACAGCGATACATTTGCCGGTCAGACTGTTATGATCCGCGCCGAAGATGGTAAATATGCGCCCTACATTGTGCAGGACAAAGCAGAAGGCGGCTACCAGGTGGAAGCCCTGGGCGGGACCGGCGGCGGTTTTGTCTGGCAGGAATTTTAACTTTTTGAGAAATAACGATAAGGAGAAATATTATGGCCAATATTAGTTTTGCTTGTGGTCCTAAGTCTAATTACGATAAATTGCAGGTCAAGAATAACGATACCCTGTATTTTCTGACTGATACCATGCAGATCTTTAAGGGTGCCAGTGAGTACACCAAGAGCTGCAAGCTGGTTTCTACGCTGCCTGAGAGCGGCCAGGTTCAGGGCATTATCTATGTCCGTACCAGCGACTTTACCCTGCATGTTTACAATGGCACCAGCTATGTGCAGCTGAACAAGGCTGTTGCTACCGCTATTCCGGCTTCTAACGCCAGCGATGACAACATTCCTACCACCAAGGCTGTTGCTGATTACGTCAATGCCAAGATCGAGGGTGTTGTCGGCGGCAAGGGTGTGTTTGTTACCGATGTCTCTTACAAGTCTGGTGTGCTGAGTGTTGCCAAGGGCGATGCCCCCGTTACCACCACCCTGACCGGTGTTGTGCATGACGCCACCTATGATGCCGAGACCCGCACTATCTCCCTGCCTGTGTTTGGCGGCGACGCACTGACCATCAATCTGGGCAAAGATCTGGTTGTGACCAGCGGTAAGTATGATGCCAAGACCAAGGAGATCCAGCTGACTATCACCAGCGGCGATGTTATCAAGATCCCTGTCGGCAGCCTGATTGATATCTACACCGGCCTGGCTACTTCTACTGCTGAGGTCACTGTCTCTGACGAGAACAAGATTTCTGTGAGAGTCAAGGTTTCTGCCAAGGCTAACAACTCCATCACTATTGAGGAAGATGGCCTGTATGTTGCTGTGCCCGATGCCTACACTAAGGCTGAGACCGACCAGAAGGTTAAGACCGTACAGGATGCGCTGACTGGTCATATCGGTGATGCTGTTGCCCATGTTACCGCCGAGGAGCGCAAGACCTGGGACGGCAAGGTTTCCACCGACCAGCTGGCTACTGCTAAGAGCGAGGCCATTGCTGCCGCTGCTACCGATGCTACCACCAAGGCGGACAAGGCACTGAAAGATGCCAAGACCTATGCGGATGGCCTGAACACCGCTATGGATGGCCGTGTGAAAGAGACCGAGAAGGCTCTGGCCTGGCAGACTATTGCCTAATGGTTTGACCGATTTTTAAGATGTGATAGGGTCGCCCTACTGCTGGACTGCGGTGGGGCGGCTTTATTTTTTGATTTTTTCGATAGGAGATAGTAATGGCGAAATTATCTTTGTGCGAGATCAATCAATCTCAGCTGAATGATACTCCTGTCGTAGATGGGCAGCTTGTCTGCTGCCTGGACACGGGAAACACCTACCGCGACACGGCGAGTGGGCGAATCCAGATCGGGCATGACATCGAGTTTGTAAGCGAGCTGCCTTTGGCCCCGATCAACGGGAAGATTTATTGTGTCGGTTACGGTGAGCTATGGCTTTATAACGGCGATTGGATGCGGCTGAATAAGGCCCCAGAGCGAATTACGAATACCGAAATCGATAACTTATTCAAAGACGAATAGGAGGAAACACTATGGCATGGCTTGATTATGATGGCCTTTTGTATTTTTGGCAGAAAATCAAGAGCAAGCTGGACGGCAAGGTCGATAAGGTGACAGGCAAGGGACTGTCTACCAACGACTATACCACTGGCGAAAAGAATAAGCTGGCCGGGCTGAGTAATTATACCCACCCGACCTCAAGCGGCAACAAACATATCCCGGCAGGCGGCAGCGCAGGCCAGTTTTTGAAATGGAGCGCGGACGGTACTGCTGTTTGGGCGAATGATAACAACACGACCTATACCACTATGACCGGTGCTACGGCAAATGCAGATGGTAAGGAGGGTCTGGCTCCGAAGCCTGCAAAGGGTCAGCAGGGTCTGTACCTGCGCGGTGACGGCACCTGGGCTACACCCACGAACACTACCTATGGCGATGCTACACAGAGCGCACATGGTTTGATGACCGCTGCCGATAAAACCAAACTGGACGGCATTGCTGCAGGCGCAAACAACTATGTACACCCGACTACTGCTGGCAATAAACATGTGCCTGCTGGCGGTGCTGCCGGGCAGATCCTGGGTTGGAGTGCAGATGGCACGGCCAAGTGGGTCAACGAAAAGGATACCACTTACGGCACCTTTAAGGGCGCAACTTCCAGCGCTGATGGTGGCAATGGTCTGGTTCCTGGCCCGAAGATGGCGAATAAGGATCAGTATCTGAAGGGCGACGGCACCTGGGGCACGCCTACTAATACAACTTATAACGATGCTACACAGTCTACACACGGCCTGATGACAGCTGCGGATAAGAAAAAGCTAGATGGTGTTGCTGCCGGTGCTAACAACTATGTGCATCCGAGTTACACTGCCAAGGATTCCGGCCTGTACAAGGTGACTGTAGATGCAAGCGGTCATGTGAGTGCTGCGACTGCGGTTGTCAAGGCTGACATTACTGCCCTGGGTATCCCGGCCACGAACACGACTTACTCTAAGTCTACCACCAGCGCGGACGGCCTGATGAGCAAAGAGGACAAGACAAAGCTGGATGGTTTTGCGCAAGCAAGTACCTACGCAAGCAAGACTTATGTTGGCCAGCAGATTTCTGCAGCCGGACATATTAAAAAGAGCATTGTGGAAACACTGCCTGAAGCTAAGGATGCCAAGGATAACATTATTTACATGGTGAAGAAGGTTACGCCGGACGGCACAAACCTGTACGACGAATACATGCTGATCAGCGGCGCGATGGAGAAGATTGGTGACACGAAGACTGTCATTGAGGCTATCACGAATACCGAGATTGATACCATCCTTGCAAGCTGATCTTTGACCTTAAAGGAGGTTTGAGATATGGCTTTATTGGATGAAAGCGGGCTGAAATATCTTTGGAGCCAGCTGAAAACAAAGTTTGCAATGGCTAGTCATACGCATGATGCTGCTACCAAAAGCACAGCAGGCATGATGAGTGCTGCAGATAAAACTAAACTAGACGGTATTGCGGAAAAAGCTAACAATTACAGCCATCCGACAAGCGCTGGCAACAAGCACATTCCGGCTGGCGGTAGTGCCGGCAAGATTTTGGGCTGGGCCAGCGATGGTACTGCGCAGTGGATAGACGATAAAAATACAACTTATAGCAACTTCAAGGGAGCCACCAGTTCTGCAGCCGGTGGCTCTGGTCTTGTACCGGCTCCTGCGGCTGGTGGACAGGGCACACAGTACCTGAGAGCTGATGGCGTTTGGGCTGTGCCGCCGAATACGACTTATGCCAATGCT